GGGGACAGTGCGCGTGAACTCCACTGTTGTCCCCTTTGCTTATACGAATTTTCTTTCAAAACCTTTTTGATAATACACTTCATCTATATATCCCCTTTAAATAATTTTTACATATCTTACTGGAATATCCAATCGATAACCAGTTGTGACACCTTGAACTTTAATAACAGAATCAATATATTTAGCTGTCTTTGCTCCAGTGTGATTTCCATTAATAGTTGTGGCTAAAGCTGAACCTCCAATCTCATCAAATAAGTCTGAGGAGGAGTTTAATTCTTGTGATGATTTAAGTCTAAAGTTGAAATATGAACCTCTAGGTCCAGCAACAGCAACCAAACCAACCAAGTCTTTTGAATTGTCCATGAATTTAATCATGTCATCGTTAGCATCAGTAATATTATAAAATGCAATGTCATCATCATCAATTGCATTAGGGATTTGTTCCACACCAGTTGCAGACATTAAAGAACCAAGTCTATTGTCCATTTCAACAATATATTGTGTTTCTAGCAAATCTGAATCTAATGGTCTTCGATATGAAATTGCCGCTGTATCCAATCCTTGGTCAACACGAATATAACTTCCTGCCTTACCCTCAGTGCCTTTTACAAGGCCATTGGTGGTTGATTCATAAACACCAATTGATAAGTCTGTATCTTCAGAGTTTTCATCAACAAGAACAATGAAGGTGTTCAAAGAATCATGTCTTTTTGTTTTTGTTCCGTCTGCTGTTTCTGATAGTTTAAGAACTGGGAGGTAAAGTAGGTCATCTCTTGATACTGTAATCAATTTAGAATGCATAACAGAAGTATTGTTTGTTAATGCTTCCATTACAGGGGTTTGCAAAATATCTAAATCATAATATGCTGAACCGGATGCATGGTTTCTGTTGTATTTTGCATAATCAATTTCATCGTCACCTAAGGCAAATTTGACAATCTTAAAAGAACCATCACCTTTTGCTAATCTTCGTCTCCCTTCATCAGAAAGAACCACGTCCAGGATAATATCACCTGAATTATCTTGTAAACCCATTACTTATACCCTTTTTCTTTTTCTTGGCTTTAATTTTAGTTTTTTTCTTAATTTTTTTTCTAATTTTAGTTTTTTTCTTAATTCTTTTTCTAATTTTAAAAGTTCATCTTGAATCCTTAAAACCTTTTGTTTTTCCAATTCATTGTCTTCTTCGTCACCAGAGCCAAAGCCTATAAAATCTGCATCTATCTTGCTTTTATAAATATCCAATGTGTTATCAATTGCACCACTATCTTTTAACACATATTGTATAGCTGATTTATTAAGACGTAATATATAATTTCCAGTAGGATCTTTCTCTTCTTCGTATACAGCAGTGGCAAAATCTTCATGACCTGGAGAGGAATATTCAGGGTCATATGTGTCTGCCTCAAGCATTTTCCATTCATCATGTAGTTCTGATGAAACAAAAATTGCCATGAGAAAATCATCAGGAATTTGTTTAGATTCTTTTATAATTCTAAGTTTCATGTTCATGCCTATAAGAGAAGTTAATATCAACTTTTTTGCCTGTTTTTTTGGAAGTTATTCTTAATTTAAAGTTTTTTTCCAAAATTGATTCTGATTCTAAGCCAACAACAGGCACAGATGAGTTGTCATTTTTTATCATTGTTTGAGAAAATGTTGGCATTATCTTTAAATACTTTCCAACGTCTTTTATTTTACTTTTTTGGTTTAAAATAGGAAATTCAAACAATTTTACGTCAAGATATGTAAAACCACCATCATTTATTAATTCTACTTCATAAATAGAGGTAGGGTTAGACTTATGACCATGATTATCAATGCTCCTAAACACATAGTAGTATTTAGTATTCGTTCTCATATCATCAAAAAATGATACAGCAGGAGCATTAACTTTCGACTTAATCACCCTCAACTTTCCTGAGAAATCATTATAAGACTTTGGAACGTCCAATATCCTTCCCACTTCAAATGATGAAACTAAATCATCATTTTTGAATTTGATTTGACCTTTTTCATCTCTTTCGTAAAATTTGTACAATTCCTCTTCACCATTCATCATAATTGGAATTTCTAAAGACTCACCAGATGAAGAACGAACATTAATTTGTATCTTATTGTTTACTCCAACAAAAGGAACAAATTCAATTTCAGGTTGAACAGGAGGGGAATCAAGAATCCCTCCAGAAACAGAAAAATATGGTTGCTCGACCAACATAAAAGAAGGTTTGTAGTTGACTGTTAATTCTAAAATAGGTGCCCTTAGTTTTTCATTCGGGTCTATCGGCCTAGAAACTTCTCTTTCTGTAGTTTTTTGCTTTTTTTCAATGTTTGGTGTGTTTCGTGGTCTAGCAAATGGGTCTTGCTCTTTTTGAGGAATTGAAACACCAGGAAAAACTATTTCTTTTCTTTGGTCTGTTACATCAGGGGATGTTGTTATGTTCGCATAACTAACAGCATTTTTATAATCATATTCTGTTCCCAAGACAATAGTATAAACATATACATTATAGTGATAATCAGAATTGTATTTTACTTGTGAATCTAACCAAGACATTATTGAGTCTGTTGTTGAATTTGTGATATAAAAGTTTTGTATTGTTGGTGGGTTTTCTGTTTTCTTTTTTTCTATTCTAAAAAACAACTGCTCGTTATAACATTTCTCACCAAACTCAAACATTTCACTAATTGTTCTAAAATGTCTTTTTTGAATCTCTTTTGTTTTTGCGGAAAACATCAAGAACATTAATTTCTTAAAATATTCATAGGACTCTTTATTCAGGTTTTCTATATCTGAAGGGTGGGAACCTAAGAAAGAAGCAATATTTAACTTTTTGGTGTCAAATATTTCAAGAGCATTCTTGTTCTCTAAGACTTCTTCTTGTACCTCAAATTTATTAAACAATTCAATCCATTTTGTGATGTTCCAGGTTTTTCTTTTCTTTGTTTCCAAAAAGTTTACAAAACCACTCTCTGTCTTCACTTGTGTTTGTTCTACAAACTCTCTTCGAACATTGATTCCTGTATATCGATTTACATACTTTTCGAACGAACTCAATATTTCAGAATCTTTAGACTCCTCCATTTCTTCCTCTTTGAATTCTTTTTGCTTATCTGTTTGAACCACAAAATTCAACAAGGATGCATCCAGTTTATTATCAACCAATGCCTTCAAAAATAAATTAGACCTTAAAACAAAAGCACTATCATTAGGAAATTGAACGTCAACAACAAATGGAAAGATTGCTTTTATGTCTTTCACTTCTTTTACTAAACCAGAATCATCACCAATTAACATCTGATTAGTAAATTTCTTTCCAAGTAACTCTCTATCTTCCTCAGACAAATCCAAAACGTTTTCTACATACTCATCCAAATATTGCCTCTGTTGAGAAGATAGTTTTTGAAAAATAGATGTATCAGGATAAATTTTCTTAAAATCTTTCTTTTGTAACAACCCATTCAAATTTATAAAATTATAAAAATCATTAACTGAACGATTTCTTACTCTATTGTTTCTCTCAGACTGCCATATATTAAGACTAGGAAGGATTTTTTCATCTAACTTAGAATCCAATAATAACTTTTCATACTTTTCATGATAAAAATTATAATCAAACTTTCCTTTTCCTACAAACTTATCATTATCAAAGAAAGTAAACTTTTCAAAGTCATCTTCGTCAAAAGGTAAAAATCCATCCCAAACAAAATCTTGATACACTTTTTTTGTATCAATCCTTCTCAAAACTCTTTTTTTGAAAGAATCCAATGTTTCATAAAAAGAATCCAATGTTTCATAAGGAGAACCTTGAAATACTTCAATTTCTGCATCGTCTTTAGAGAAGTGGGAAGGTTTTCTATTTGTTGCAATAGGAAGACCCACAATCTTTATTTTCGCTTCTCTAGATGGCTTAAAATCAGAATTATTTTTATTTGTTTCGTCTTGGATGGTGACTTTGAATTGTTCTCTGAGTTCTAGGTTTGGATTATTGGTTTTTGCTTGTGTCCGAACATGTTGCAATTGGTTATTTTTTGTTTCCCAAAAAAATGATGTTATTTCTCTTAGTTTGTCTTGTAGATTTGACTCATGAATGTCTGATAAAACAGAAGTCTTGATTTTGTGGTTGGCTTTTTGTTTTTTATTTGGTAGCTTTGATATAACTGGCTCAAAAGTGTCTTCACATAACAATGGGTTGTGGTGTGTGATTCCGTTTTTATCTGGGATGTTGTTTGATTTTAAAACAGGAGGGTTTGCATTCACATCCTCTTGCTTGCATCCAATCTTTGTTTTTGCTTCTTGTTTACAAATAGACATTATATTTTATATAAACTCATCGATTGATAGATTTTGATTGGGGATTTTCACATCTCCTAGTAAAAAGTACCTATTTTTGATTTTAGGTTGTACAACTCCGAAATCATTCTGGATATTATACCTCATTAACAGATTTTTACTTTGTAATTCGTTAATATTTCCAACTTCTTTCCATTTTGGTCTTTTTAGCAGAACTTGACCCTCCTCAGACATTTCATATCCAGCAAAATATACTATTTTTGCTAATGGGGGTTTCTTTTCTTCCTTTAACAACGTTTCTAGGTCTTTTATTTCTTCAAATACAACTTTTTCTTCAACTGTGTTCTCGGATTCAGAAGACAACAAAGAAAAATCAGAATCTATCTTGTTAATCACAAAATTTAAAGAAGTAGGTGGCTTTAATTCACTAAAATTTAAATTTGGAGGTTCAAGTGTCAATACTGGAGATAGAAACTCAGTCTGTAAGGGAATGTCCAATATTGGTTGAGTCTCAAGTTGCTCTAAAGAGAAATTCAACACTGATTGTTCTGGCTTAATAGACAACTCCTCAGGTAAAAAGGAAACAGAAGACTGAGAGTGGGTATAATTCTTATTTACTGAGAGGGTGAAGACAAAGGAACGTTCTTTCCCTGTTAAGTTTTCAAATTTACCTATGGTTTTGTCCAAAACGTTTTCGAAGTTCAGAAGCACTTCTTTTTCCGCTTTGATATGTTTGTTTACCTCAAGAAATTGATTTTGTATTTTACTTTTTTGTTCTGTAGATAACAATTCTATTGAATTAAAAGCATTTTGAACAGAACTTTCAATTTCAAGGTTAGGATTTGATTGAAAGTTCGTTAAATTTCTTTTTGTTTCGTATAATTTAGTTTTGTTATCTTCTACTTTTTGCCTAGTCATATCTTTTATATGAAATTCAAAAGAATAATGATAAAGAGATTCATGTTTTTTGTTGTTTAGGGTTTTATCAAGAAACATAAATGACTTAATATATTCATTCCCGTTTTCTAAATCAAATTTTAACTCTTGAATCTTGATTTTGTTATTTTCTTTGTCTATTTTATCACCATTTTGAAAACTTAGTGATGATAATAGAGATTTTTTTTGGTCTTTTCTTGCTCGATAAACTTTCAACTCTTCAATGTAAGACAATAACGACAATTCAGGTTTGTTCTTCATTAAATTAACGTAAACAGAATTATCATTCATAATTCCCAACCAATCCAAGTCAAAAAATACCTGAACGGGGGATGAAACAGCGCCAAATTCATGAATGTTGAACCTAGAACTTAATATTTTCTGTTCAGGTGGCGTTAAATCAACAGAAAAGTTAAATAAATTACTCAAATCTAAAGGTTTGACTGACTTCTTCCCTAATTTCTCTTCTGAGAAGGTGATTTTTTGGGATTCAAACAAAAGTTTGCTATATGTAAACAGTTCATTATTCGATACATTATATGAACCTTGCCATACACTCCCATCAACTAATTTTCTATGTTGATACATCTTTTCAACAACACTTCCATCTTCTTTAAAGCCGATGAGAATAGATTTTCCGTTAGAAGATGATTTTTCTTTGGTGTTGAACTCCTTATTAAACAAGTCAAAGTCAAAAAAGATAGATATTCGATATAACAAGTTCTTTGACTTTATATCTTTTGCCCTTAACTCATCCTCAGAAACAATGAAATTGTATTCACCAATATTTGGATTCTCAAAAATCTTTGTAACCTTTGTTATTTTCTTTTTATCAATTTGTTCGAAAGAAAATAACTTTGCTCTCTTAACATTATCAACATCTGATTTGTTATTGGTTTCAAGTTTTTCGATTTTTAATTTGAAATATTTGTTTATGATGTTCTTTACAAGAGAAACATCAACATCGAAATTTACGTTGATGTCAAAAGAAGCGTGAATTTCTTGGTTCAATTGTTGTGTTTTAATTTGATTCACAACAATATCTGGAAATATATCTGTTAAAACAATCTCTTGCTTATCATTGTTGTTCTTCGACGCTTTAACAACATTATTAAGGGGACCGACATTTCCTTGGTTTGTTAGGTTGCTATCAAACTTCTTAGAATCTTTTATTTGTTGTGAGAAAAAATCAAAAACTGTACTCAATTTATTTAACCTTTTAAAATCCTTAGAGCTTCTTGCTTTATTGTCTCATGAATTTCATCGAACAAAGCATCCTCATAGTCGTCCTGGTGTTTTTTATAATTAATATCACGTAGTTTCTCTTCATCCTCTATTACCTTATTTATAACTCTGTGAATCTCACCAACAGCCTCTTGTGCTATAATATTTGGTCTTTTGTTAATATCGATCAATTTAACATTCCTCAGTGTCTTCTGCAATCGGTATATTGTATATTGTGTTGTTTATATCAACACTGTCCATCTCTTTCTTCTTTTTTGTTTCTATATCAAAGTAATATTCTACATCCAATGGGCCAAAAGGTTCTACATCGGATAATATACTTTCTTCATCCATTAAAATACCATTGACAACCAATTCTTTTTTCTTATGAAAGTGCAATGGTTTTAGTATATCCCCTTCAACTTCATATAATTCAATTTCAAGGTCATCAGAGTTTATAATATTATTTTTTTCTTCCAAAAATAGTTCTATGAAGTCTTCTTGATATACTTCATGCTTGTCAGGAACATACTCATCATCAACACAATACTCTTGAACCAAATCATCAATAGTTTTCAAGGATTCCGTTAAATTCTCTTTCTTTTCTCTTGTTTTTATATAGAGAGGGTGTAAGTTCAATTGAGGAATATTCACATCCCCATAAGAACTTGTATAGTGTGTTGCTGAGGATGATATTTCAGAACCCTCAAATTGAATATTCCAAGCAGGAAATTTATCATTTCCATCAGATGTTCCGACAGGGTTGTTTAGGATGTACTTCGTTTGTTGTGTTATTAAACTTCCTGTTTGAACAGATACATTTCTTAAAGGAAGTTTCTTGTATATTGAGTCTTTTATTCTATCATGAATATCTTTGCTGCTTTCTTGTATACCAGTGTGATTTAAATCATATAAAATATCATTATCAAAAAAAGAATAATAATATGGTTCGAATTTTCCCTGAGAGAGTAATTCTTTTCCATGGGGTGTCAATTGAATATCAAGAACTTCCTCTTTTTTATCAAAAAATGACATTATATATCAATCCTCTCAGATTCTACGATAGCGATTGGGTCAAAAATTGCAATTTCCAATACTCTCTTGCCAAATTCACCTTGAGGAGGTAAAATTTCGGAAGTACCTTGGACCCCAATCTCTTTAAAAATCCGTAATGCTCCTTCTCGACCTTGACCTGATGACATTTGCCATGCATTAATTTCACCTAACACCCCATTACCGTGTCTTGTTACACTCCAACCCTTAACTCTACCTTTCCACTTGTATTTGTCTGGAATAGAGTCATACACTTCTTTTATTTTAAGACCCAAAGGTTCAGAATAATCTTTATGCCGGTCATATATGCTGGTCATGTTAATCTTAACCTTATATAGATACGGACTATCACCGCCATACTTACAGTATCCTTTCGCTGTGGCACAAGCCTGAGAGATTTCAACTTCTTCTTCACTCACTGCACCAGCAAAATAAATTCCCGGACCTAATACCAACCAACCTTCACCAGAGTACAAAAACGGCCCAACTTCAAAATCATCCTCAGGAATTTTTGACCCACAATGAAAAGCTGTTATTGTATTGCCAAGTGCAATCTCCTTTAACACCTCTTCTTTTATTAGTTTTCGAATTAAAAACATTAATCTTTCAAAACCTTTAAAATTTCTTGCTTGACTGCTTCGTGAATTTCGTCAAATAAAGCGTCTTCGTATTTATCTCTTGCAGTAGATAAAGTTTGTTCTCTTTTTTTACACATTCTCTCAATATATTCTGAAAATTCAGATTGCCATCGACGAGGATATGACATAGTGGTATTAAATTTTTCAATTTTTTCACTTAAACTTCCTTCTTCATCTTGAAATTCAAGATAAAAATAAAAATAGTTATACACCGCGACAAATGGCGAAAACAACCCTGGAACATCGTGCAATTTCCCTGTTTCAGGGTCTTTCATGAGTTTGCTTCGTAAATTTATTGCAGGGACAGTTAAACCCAAAAGTCCTCGAAGGTCATATTGTAAAATATCAGCTAACGATATTTTACCCTTTAAATGTCTCTCAAAATCACCTAAAACAGCATCCATCTCCTCGGAATATCTTCCGTTGTAATGGCAATATAATAATTTTGATAGATGGGTCAAGTTCTCTTGCAAGACCACTCCATTTGTTGTTATATGTTGATATAATTTTTGTAATTCTTTTTCAATCATTTTTTACTTTTTAAACTCCTTAGTACTTCTTCTTTGATTGCTTCGTGAATTTCGTCGAATAAAGCGTCTTCGTATTTATCATGATGTTTATTTAAATTTTGCTTTCTATCATCTAGGAATTTTTTACAATAATCATGGGGAAGGTTAATTTTAATTACAGACATCTTTTCATTCTGTCGAGCTTGATTAAGAAAATCCAGGCTCTCTATTAATAAAACAGAAACCCCATCTCTTTTGTCTGTAATGTTAGAAATGTATTCATCTTTTTTACCCTCTTGCAATGAAGAAAATGCGGAATAAAATTGACTTGCAGCATCTATTAATTTTCCTATAGAGTAAAAAAATACCCAATCATACTGAACATCCCAACTCCAATATTTACTGGAATCTGTCCCTATAAATTCTAAAGTTTCAATGGCATTGTCAACGTGTTTGAAATCAGAATATATTTCCTTTTTCACTCTTTCAGGGATTTCAAGCAGCCATCTGCGGCTATTTCGGAGATAATCATATATTTCATTTAATAATTCATATGATGAATCAATTATAATCTGTTTAACTCTTTCTGGCAGTAACTCACCAAGACATTCTTTATTCATTTTTATTTTCCAAAATCAATTTTTACTTTTAAATTTGCTAGCTCAACAAGAGAACAAAAATCATAAGGCCAATTGTAATTGTAATCGACTTTTCTCTTCTCTATTCTATCAGTCTTGACCTTAATATTTTCATAATCTGGAATTATATCAAAATAATTCTTTCCAGCCTTTCTCTTTACTTTAAATACCAACCATTTTAACTTTTCGGGAATTTCCATGTCCCCAAAGAATTCATCTTCATTCATTTTATGCTCAATCTGGATTTCTTGCTCAGAAGCATTTAAAGCAATTTTTGGCATCACTCCTTGCCAAATATCTGATAGGTCTTGTTTGTCAAGTTCCGAAGAAAATTCGAAAATATAAATTATGAACGGATTAATATTATTATTATCATTAGAGAAATCCATGAACGGAGGAAAATAATATTTATCCATCCTCTTTATCATGTTGCTAACGCTAGTTTCTTTCTGAGAAACATTACTTGCTATGTTCTGCTTTGTTTGTCTAAAATGTTCTTTGTTAATGCCAATAAAGTTCCGACCACCAACACTAACAGTTTTTTCACTCTTGTTATCAACATAAGGAATTGCAACAATTGCCTCTTTGATAACCTTTTTGCTTGCCAACTTTCCAATTCTCTTGCGCTTTGCCCCAAAACCACAAGCCTGAATTAGGGAACCTGTCAAACCAAAAGAACCCGATGCAATTTGAAGACCATATGAACCACTTTGAGGAAATGATTCTTCCAAAGACAAATAAATCCCCTCAGAACCCGTTGGAATTGAACCATAGGTTCCCCAAATCCCTGAACTGAGAAATGCAGGTTGGTATGTAAAGCCACTATCATCAGAATAAACATCATTGATGTGAGGTGAGCGCTGCGTTCCATTGAAGTTTAATGTTGGACATTCAAATTTGGAAGCAATGACCCAAGAATCAAAACCGGATGAGTCATCAGAGTCCAAACTATTTCCTTTTCCAAAAAGATTCACAGAAGATTCAACTCTCATGGAGTTTAATTGAGCCATTTCTAAATTAGACTCACCACGCTGGTCAGTTGGTTGTGATGAACTAGCAACAGAAGATGCGATGATTTCGTCTACTGTGTACTTTCTTGTTTCAGTTGGAGAGAATGCTAGTCTTACTTTTGCTGCACCATAAAAATATGGTGGTGTATAAGGGGCATAAACAGGGTCTTTATAAAAAATTGCTCTAGAATCCGCATCAGAGCCAAAAACATGTCCATCGCCCCAAGCATTAACAGGTGGGCCAAAATATCTTCCATGATATGAGCTTGATACTTCGAACTCGCTCCCCAAAGTACCGGATGGAACGCTTCCAGAGAAATAACTTCTTATCATATCAAAATTGTCCGTTTTTCTCAAGACAACATCCATATAATAAGTCTTTCCTGCCTTCATTATTGCAAATGTCTTTTCAGGTTTACTTGCAAATGTAGTTATTGTTTCATTTTCTAAAAAGAATTTGGGAACCTCCGACAAAAAGTTGTGCATAGACATTTCGAACTTATCAGATTTCTCCCCTTTCCAATAAACCCATGGGAATATAGTGTTTGCGCTTCCACTTTGTTGCAATATTTTATCTGGAGCAATGTGCATCAATCTTGAGCCAGATGGTAAGGTGTTTTTAATGTCAACAAGGGATTCGAATGGTAGGCGAAAATGATATTCACCACCCAAATTACCAAAAGATGACGACAACAGATATTCTTGCCAATCTTCTTGTACACCAGTTAAATCAAGACCACTTGCTGTCAAATATTGACTAGCAAATCCAGATGCATTATCGTCTGAACCTGTTATCATTGGCCAATCAACAGCAATACCAGATTTAATTGTATTAAAGACAATTCCAGGTGCAAAATAAGGTTGTAGAAGGGACTGCAAGCCTAATCCAGGCTTTGTATCATACAAAGAGCCTGAAATGTATGGGCCCAAAGATTGTGAAAATATTGCTCCGAGTTGTGTTGTTCTTGTTGTAGGATAAAAACCATTATAAGGAAGAAGCTTCTTCACTCCTTTACAGACTAATTTTATCTTTTTTGTTTTCCCAAAATCTCTTCTAAAAGTTTCAAAATGCTCCATGAAGTCGGAGTTTGTGTGTCTTTCGAAGAAATCGTTTATATACCCATCCCCAGGAGAAGCTGAGCTTTCACTCAAAATCCCACCTTTAACTTTCAAAAATGCATTGTTTTTTGAATTAAAACCTTTGTTTTCGTCAATATAGTAATCCATATAATCTGATATATTAAATTCAGACAAAACAGAATATTCTTTGTTGTATTTTATGTCTGAGGCATAATCTTCATACGAGTCAAACCAAGGACTTTTACTTGATAGAGCAGGAACATCATAAGGATAGTTCATTTCTGTGAACTTGCCAATATTTGGCATATAAACAAACTGCAATGATGCTGTAATATTATCATAATACGTTGAATCAATTGCATCATCTGTTGCTGTTCCACTCAAATAAGATTGTCCAGAACCATACATACCAATTTCGTTTGGAGAAACGTATGAGATGAAACTTGATGTTGTTATAAAGGCAGATGGGTTTAATTCACCATGAGCAGAACCAGAATTAATCTTATTAACCGATAATAACCAAGGAGGAGAGTTTAGAACATCTTCACGGGCATGGTAAACATATTCATTGTCTAATGGGTGAACACTACGGCCATGTCTATATTCAACAGCGTTTTTAAAGGGAGTTGAGGAGGATATGGAGCTTCTAAATTTGTTTTTTTGCCAAAATGTTCTTCGTTCATCAATTCTTCTATCATATCCACTAACACCAAGGCCGCTTTCCTCAACATACCCTAATCTTGCTCTTGTTCCAGACAAAGATGTGTATTGACTTTGAGGAAACACCTGTTCACTATAACAATGATACAAAAGATTGTCATTCGCATTAACAAATTCTTTTATCTTATTATATTCTGTCTTATTCTTCCCTTCAGGGTTGTGCTTTCTTTTTAGGTTTTTGTTTCCAAAATATTCTAGAGCATTATTGTGTTCATATTGAACTTTTAGGTTTTTATTGTTATATTCAAAGCCTGTTTCCAAAGGAAGATTATAAGAAATTGGTGGCTCTATGTATTTTGTCTCTTCTACTTCATTTTCAGGAACAATAGAGTAAACATTGTTCTTTTTTAACCATTTTGTTATTGGATGGTTGCTATTTCTTGTTTGTTTCCAACTTGTAAATCCACCTGGACCTGTTCTTTTAAAGTTTAATGCGTTAAGAATAGAAGACACACCCTCTAAAGTTGAAGTATCATCCGTATCTTCTCCGTTTTGTCCATTTACTAACGCATCATTTACATAATTTGATTGAACTCTTGTCCAATCACCAAATGGATTTGATACAACCAAACTTTCAAAACCCAATGTATTATTTGAACTTGTTATTGGTTCATAAATGTTCATGTTTAGGTTTAAAGTGGTTTCAGGAATGAAATTAAAACCAAAAGCTATCGCCTCAGTTGTTCCGAAGAATCGATTGTTTCCTGCTATAGGGTTTCTATAGGAGCCAAAGTCACTTGCGCTAACAAACAATATGCTTCTGTGCTTTCCATCCCTCAAAGACCCTGAAGAATATTGAAAAGGGACGTTTTGATTGTTTATTATCAATTCATCAACTTGCAGTGCAGACTTTTTAATCCAAGAATATTGTAAATCACTTCTTGGAATTGCTCTCGACACAAAATTATTGTCATATTTGGAAGCCGTAATAAAGGAACTTCCACTTAATCTCATCTCATAAGAGATATTTCTATTTGTTTTATGGAATGATGCACTAACAGGGCTAAGAGGGTTGTCAATACCGAATTGATTGGATGCAGTAGCCCATAATTCATCTAAATAATTTCTAATTACAAGATTTATATAAGGTAATGCATTATAAGCAGAATATTCACCCGCTTCCAAGTCCAAATAACCCTCAGCAGTTGTTTCTACAGAACCAGGAGAGGAAAATTTAGAGACAATTACAGAGTTACTACCAGTTAAATCTCTTCTTGGAACAGCATAATCATAAAGCCCTGTGACATTCTGTGAAGCAGTGAAAGAAGCTGTAATTCCGTTGTTTTCTCTCAGGTAAAAGTTGTTTTCTTTTCTTCCTGAGAGGGTTGCGACTTCATAGTTGTGTTGATAATTTCCTAAAACCTTGCTATCTGTTGTATGCTGTATATTTTTGACGTTTATTGGACTTTTTGCAAGATTATCTCTTGACCAACGAGAAAAAACAGTGTTCATGTTGGGATATAAAGCAGCACTATTATAATCAGGACCAACAAGTAGAATATCACCTCCTTCTTCCACAATTCTAAACCTTTCCGGTCTTGTGGATTTGTCATCTGTCCCTTGATTAATCTCTATGTGTCTGTGTTTATATCCACCAACATGAACATCTGTAAAAATACCTTGCACAGGCTTTTCTTTATCAAACCCATACAACTCATGATGCAAGTTTTCTACATTTGCACCCGTTAAAGTAATATTGTGAGCATCATTTACACTTGATGACACAATATTAAATGGCATATATAACTCACCCTTACCCTCAAAAACATCATCACCACTTATTACATCAAATCCTAACTTTAATTCAGAATTTTCATGATGTTTTGATTTTCCATCAACAATAATCTCATTAAATTCGTTACGTGGCTTTCCAGCATCCAAAGAGGAACTTGTAGCCCTTAATAGATTAACATTGATTCCTGCTATTGGAGTTGGACCTAATGGCTCTACAAATGGCTTATAAAAGGAAATATTTTTATTATTTGAAAAATTGATACCTCCTTTTATGATTTTTTGTTGGGAGGTGTTTAAAGTTTGTGTTTTTTTGCTTTCTTGTTGTAAAAATTGATTTTTTACATCTGCTAACAGTTTTCTATCTTGAATTTGTGCTGCTGTTAAAGAGGGCCATGCATTATCATCGTTAAATGCTTTGTCACTCCACCATTGGCCATGTAAGTTTTCGTTTAATGGCGAGGGAGCATGACCATGTTCCCAATTATAGTCAAATTCTCCAACGCCTTTCATCGAACCTGTTGTGGAAGGTTTTGTTTCTAGGAGAGGGAATTTGTGTTGAAATTTGTTTCTTTCAAAAATATGACTTTCGACAACATCTAGTACATCTTCAGATACATTTAAGGATGCAGGAAATAACTGAGAGAGTGTTTTTGTTAAAGATTTATCAATCCATTTATAATATTCAATAAACTTGTTGACATCAGGTGTGTTTTGGATTTTTGTAAAATATAGTTGTCGAAGTTTCTCTAAAGACTTATATTTGATTCGATATTTTTCAACAGGATGTCCGATTAAGTTGTTGTAGTCAACAATTGTCTCCATCCATTTTATCATATCTTCAGATATTGTTTGATATGGACTTTTTTCAACAAACAAAATGTTTTTGACGGGCCTTGAAGTTTTTGTGTGAATTTCAAGGTCGGAATTCAAGATATTAATCATATCTGAACTATTGACTGTTTCCGGTATCCTGGGAACAACAGTTGGTAGATATTTTTCTTGAATTACTTCTGAACTGGAAGTTAAAAAGAAATCACCCTTGCCAGGAAGTCTATATCCAAACGCACCACCAAAACCACCATAAGAAGCCGAGGCATCTGTCTGTGAACCAGAAGTTTCATCGAAAACATGGAACTGTCCCAAGTCATTTGATGAAGAAATAGTGGAAAATTCCCAATTAAAATTTAATGTTTTGATTTTAGGGATATAAAAATCTGAAACATCAGTATTATTGAGATAAGCATATTGATAAGGATTTTGAACACCAAAGTCACCTGTTTTGGCATGTGATAAAATGGAAGATGTTGGAATATAATCGGACCAACACCTTAAATTATTAACTTGTACATCTGAATATGTTAATAAAGAGCCTGTAAAGTTTGTTCTGTGCGCTCCAGCATAAACTCTTTTATCTGAAAGGAGGAAGTTTCTTCCTTGTGTGTTTGTTAGTGAAGCTGTTAAAGTAAATTCTCTAGTTTTCACTCCTCTTTCAGCGACTTTATCTTGAATTGTGTTAACACCATAAAGTTCAAGAATGTATGTTGGGGAGCTAGAACCAGTTGTTAAATCAACATAAGGATGTTTTGAAGGTTTAATTGAAACTGCAAAATTCCATTTGTCGTTATCATAGACATCTTCATAAAAGCTTGATGTTAATACAGGAAAAGTTGAATCTAATGTCCCAGTTAATACAAATTTTGCATCTTTGGATTGTTTTGTTCTTCTTACTGCATAAATCTGAAGGGAAGCTGTTTCGGGAGTTTGCCATGTTAAGTTTGAACTGTCTGTTCCTAATGCATTATGACAACCAAACAAAGAAGATGAAGTGAAGTTTGTGTAAATGAAATTGTTATCAGATTGATTCCATTTTTTGGGAAATACAATTTGAGATTCCAATGTAAACGGAACATATTGGTTATTGTCCCCTAAAGTGGGAACAAAAGAACGGCTATTTGTAGGGTCGTTACTTGCTGTAGATTGATAAACTGTAGCATCAAAATGGTCTGGGTGGGAGAAGTTGATTAAATTATCTCTTTTTGAACCCAATGTGTGACTGTTTTTAAGTTCAAAAGATTCATCATTTGCATATAAATTGATTTTTACTAAATCATCACCAACACCAAAGCACCTTAGGAGATTTCTATAGGACTCTTCAGTTCCTTTTGTTTTATAAAGGTGATTTAAGCTGTTGTATATGTTCTGATAGATAATGTTTTTTACTTCATCAACACTTTTAACAAAATGCTTATCAAAACTTCTGTTTTCAATATATTCTAGAACAGAAGCATTTTCGAATAACTCGGGGACCACAAAGTTGAAACTCTTAAGAGACTCTTTTATTAGTGTATTCGTTTCAACTTTGTCAGTGTCGTATGAAGGGGTTTTGTATTTGTTTATGTGTTCTGTCTTGAGAAATAAATCGTCAAGAGAAGATGCTAGAATCTGTGTTAATTTTTTAATTTCACCACCAGAGTTAGCATCCTCGTTCAATATCCACTTTGGTAAAGTGTAATATAAGGCAGAATTATTGGTTAAATCATGGTTTGAGCCTGAATCTATGAGATTGTTTAATAATGTGTTGACATCATTGTGAAATGAATAAACAATCGGGTCTTTAAATTCATAAAAAGATGCTGAGGATTCAATAATAGCAGAGCCGGTAGAACGGGGAGTTAATGCCTGAGAGTATCCTGTCCATTGTCCGTTAGAAACCCTTCCAGAATAATCTAGAACAAGAGAATCAACACTTGATGTTTGTGTTATCCCTTCATTAAACTTATAATACAAACCAAGCTTTGTTGTGTTATCATCTGTATTTGTTCCACCACCAACAGTATCAAAATAATATTTTTTGATTTCTTCTGCGGTTCTTTTTGTTTTCCAAAAACGGAAATCATCCAGCGAAGAAGAAACCAATTTTCCATGACCTTCATCAACCCCTGATGCTCCGAATGGAGATGTTCGAATGGAACCAATATTAGCAATTAAAGTTCCAGTAACCTCTTGTATTTCATCTCCCATCAACAACTCTTGATTTAAGTCACCGTTGATGTATAAACGACTATACATGCCACTATCTTGGTTGTAAAAAACAAAAGCATAATGATTCCAAGAATTATTTGTTACGCTTGAAATAGCCGTAGAAGTTCCTGTTCCTAACTCTACATTCTCATTTCCGTCAGAGCCAGATTTGCAAGTAACCCTGAAGGTGGTATTTGAAGCTGTGAGATTCATCTCAATTTTCAAACGACCATATTCGTTGGATGTTGAATGTCCATTCCATAAATCAAAAAGAACTTCTTTCGATGTTAATCCCAGGTCATAGCCATTCTTTTTTAACCAAAATTCTACAGTAACACCATTATTGGAACCACTAAAAGAACCAGTTGTGTTAAATTCAAGGTTGGAACGTCTTTTCTTTGTGTTGTCAAATAAATTTGTATTTTCGAATCTTAGTTTAGTTTGTTTTGATAATCTATCTCCAGTTAAATCGAAACCAAGATTGGGTCCACCTTTAACTTGAATATATTCATAAGAGGATGAAGCTGGTGCACCATAACCATCAACTGTAGAAACTAATGTTCCCCAATTGTTTCCTAAGGTTCCATAGCCATTTGTTCTGGGATAGAAATTGTTAAAGATATATTTATCTAAAGCAGTTGATTCATTAATCCACTGTTGTTTTTCAAATTTAGAACCATCATAAGGATAAGTTTTATAAATTCTCTTAACAGAGTTTGTGTAATATTCTTCTGCCAATCCAAACCTAACAAAATTAGAAGCTGTGAGATAATCTATTGCTGGAGAGTATTGTTTCTTTTGTTCTAGAACGGCTTTTATCTGTTGTCCAGATTCAACCTGCTCACCCAATTCTTTTAAACTTTGTAATTCAAGATAATTTTTCATATTATGTCATCTGTCTGTAATATTCAGGGTAACGATGAGCGAAATAATTCAACTGCATGTCTTTTACTTTCTCTAAAAACTCTTCTGTCGGATTTATCTCGCCAGCAGAATAACCCAGATACAAGGGGATTAAATAACTTTTAATCCAGTTGTCGATTTTTCTTCCAAAGTTGAACCACCATAGCTTCTTCTAATTCCACTAGCGAAACTTTCTTTTTCGGCTGGAAAGGATAGATATTTGTAAAGCTGGCCTTCAAAGTTTTCTTGCCTATCGAGACCCTTTAAATGGCTAGGAGTTAATAACGTGGAACTTCCATCTTGAGACCTAAATGGAGTAGTATGAGTAAATTCATGAATCATTATATCCTGAAGTGTTTTATAAAAATCCGCAAAATCTTTTTCTGAGAATCTTCTATCAAGACGAACCGTTATTTCAATTTTGCCCCGATTATCAGATTTATTTTCTTTAGACGCCATACCACCAATTGCAAAAGTCTTTTCGTGAAAATCTCTATCTAACATCCACCAAACTTCAAATCTTAAATGGTCAAGAAAAAACCTTTTATCGCTTTCTATCTCTTTAAAGAGGTTGTCAATTGTTTCAGGGTTAGAAGAAGAAGAAGTTTTATGTTTTTTTGCTGTCATGATGTCGTAAACATAATATACGTCATCCTTCTTATAACGAAGATTCGTTAATAAACGATATGGGTCTCCTGACGACATTGCCTCTTCTTTCTGTGATAAAAACAATACTTTAAAAACCTTGAACAAATACTTGGTAAAAACATTGGACATCATTCTTAAACGATGATAAAAAGAACCACCAGGCCTTAATGAAGAAGCTCTTTTTTCAATAAGTTTTTGTATTTCTTCTTTGATAATTTGTTTAATGTTCATTCACTATCTTCTCCTGCTCTACTTCCCAATCATTTATCATAATTTCAAATTCCTTTGAAACAGCTTCTTTTTGTTCTGGTTTTTTGAAATAAGATAATAATCTATCCCTCTCTTTCATTATTCCATCCTTAGTCACATCATCTTCAAAAATTTCAGTTACATGACCGTCATAATTACTTGAAATGCTTCTTGACGAAATAACATCACCTAAGTATGTAATACTTCTTTCGTGTGGAACAAATATATCAAAACCATATCCCTCATCAGGTTTTACAAAATCTCCCCCAATCGAAGAAACATACACCTTCTGTGATGAAATTTGAAAAATATTTTTTACAGAACTTGGGTCTATTAATGGCTCTCTATCTGTTCCTCTTTTGCCAGAATCTATTCCATCAAAAACCCAAAAATCTTCATTAAAAACTCTATCAAAAAATAAACTATTTGCTTGTCTTTTAAAAATATGCATTTCAATTGGAATGCCAACTATAATTTTATTTTCACTGAAAAATAAAATAGGATAAGCCGACAAGCCACTTTCATATTGTTGGTGGGCGCGATAATTATCTGGTCCATGCAACCACCACTCTTCTTCATATGAACCATGAATCATTGATGAATTAATTCCAGCAGGATTACCTAACCTAAAAAACTTACAATCTATAAAAGTTGCATTTTTACCCCTTTTGACAAAAGAGTAATTTTGGTTTTCTAGTAATAATCTCTTAGTTTCTTCTTTTATAATCTTCTTTATTCTATTCTTCAACTCTAAATTTCCATAATTTATTTTGAACCTGCCATGATTGATTGACATCATTATAATAAGCCAATTTAATTCCATAGGCATAATCAGGTTCTAACATTCCCATGTCAAAGTCAAAATAATTTCCTGAGACATCATAGGAAAATTTCGTGTGTAATAAAGAGCCTGTTCCAAACCCAACAACCTTTAAGTTATCACTTATTCTTGTGATTTCATATGCTCCAGAGACAATGATGTTGTTTTCTGGCGTAGCATTGGCTTTATCGTAGATAGTTGGTGTCCAGTTTTTCTCTCTATTGTAGACTCTAAATCTTGCTGTTTCTGTTGGTGAATACCTATCTTTTAAGTTAGTAATTGTTGAGTAATAAGTGTAATTTGGGTTAAACTGAGTTGTTGGTAATCGTTTTGGCTCAAATGAACCCGTATAATATTCCACACTACCTGAATGCCATATATCAAAAACTGTTAATAATGGACTTGAAGATGCTGTCACAGCAAATGAAGCTGTATAAATTCCAGTAGAAACCCATCCACCTGTAATATTAGTGTCAAGGTCTGTTACAACACCACCACCAACAGAGTTTAACAGTTGTGAGCCTGTTGGTGTTGTTGAACCTGAATACAAACTAACATTTATTTTCCCTGTTCCTACTCCTGGGATGTCTCTCAATCTTCCTCTTGCATAATTGTAAAGATACAAAGTGTTGAGATTGTCCTCAGCCGTCATCAAGGAGGAAGAAAAATACACATTTCCTCTATCATCTTGTTCAGATGAATTCCATCTTGCTTCTAAAATAGGTCTTTTGAAGTAATGTTCACTTCCTCTAGCAAAAAACTTTTTTGTATAATATGATTCCTGAGAACCTAAAACATTATGGAGAATAGAACCAGTATTGGAACCATTAGATGAAGAATAATATGCTTCATGACTAGCGGTCAAATGAATTCCTAAGCCAAAATTACTCCGGGTTTGAGTTAACCATTGTTCTGCTAAAACTGTAACATCAATTTCAATATCTTCGTAACCATTTTGTAAACTTTGTGTATAATAAGTTGAAGAAGTGAAATCATAATCACCTCCAACAGTTGTCCAAGTTGTGTTTTTTGCCGAATTTATCCAATTGGAGCCACTTCCATCTCTGGTTTCATCAAGATATGTTTCCATATCAAGACCGTTGCCTTCTTCCCAATCTTTTGTTATTGGAGTAATATTGTAAATTGCATTTCTGGGTAAAGTTTCTGCATGAGTGGCATTAAACATTTTCAGATAAAAACTTACACTTCCAGAAGCTGGAATTTTATCATTTGTTCTGTCTGTTATCATCTGAGATATAGGAAACTTTAATAAAATTCGGGATAGTTCTTGTGATAAACCTGCTGAGGATGAAGCTTGTGCGTATAGAGAAAATACTTCAAGAATATCTGATAGGCCCATGTTTGAACCTGTGCCTCTGTTTATGAGGTTGGATTTATATGCATTTGTTATAGTGTTGTCTGAAGAGGCGACATATCTTTTGATTGCCATTTTATATAAAATCTCTTAATTGTTCCAGGATTATTTGTTCTAGATTCTTCTTCTCGTAAATATGCCCAATGTGTTCATCTCCATAAAAATTAGATAAAGACAAAAACTTTCTTATTGCATAAATCATGTCTTTTGTTAACCTGTTAGGTTCTAATATATAAAACATGAAAGTTTCTGCAAAAGACTCTTTTAAGTTGGTTCTCGCATATTCGCTCGGAAGTGCTCTATCAGGCTTAAATTTGTCATCGCCTGAGCCTCTTTGCATCTCTGGTGAAATGGGATATTCAATTCCTGATTTGAACATAAAGTCCCTCCAGAACCCTTGGGATGTAGGGCTTGAATTGAAATGTATCAAGTGACCAAATTCATGAACAAGGTCATTTAGGTTTGCATGCTTCGAAAATAACTCTATTCCATTTCTTTTTGACAAGCCACCTGATTTTTTTGAAACCCGGCCATGGTACATCCCCGCAACTTCTTTTCCGCTTTTTCTGAGAATTGTTCCGCCAGAAAATTGAATAAATTGAATCAAATTAAGTGAACGAGAGGACAGTTGTCTTTTTTCCATTAATCTATAAAAGCCCTCAACCACTCTAAGAAGTTTGTTTACTTCGGATTGAGATACCAAATGCAACACTAATTGTATTTGATGGTTTGTAGATGTTGTGTACTCGTACAGTTTCTTCTCCATCTCGGTTTCTTTTCGCGAAAAGGCCCTTTTTAATTCCAAATTGATTTCCTCCGGTAATTCAAAACTGTCAATAACGAAATTATCAGGCTCTTTAACAAATTCAGATAAATCATTAACAAAAGTGTTTAATATTTCTCTGGAACTTTGTCGAATTTCACGAGGAGTAGAAAATCCTACGTCTTCAAACTTTAAAAAGGTTTTTTTATGATATTCATAAACCATATCAAGGGTCTCGTGAAATTCCTTTTTGTTATTTAAAATTATTTCCAAAACTTGTTTTTCACTTTCAAGCTCAAATTCAAACTGTCCTGAAAAATTCTGTACAATAAAACTAGAAATTTCTCGATAATCTTTACGTTCCAAAAGAGACTCTTCGCCACCTCCGCAAGGAAAAAAAACAGACTCCATCTCAGACATCAACTCTGAAATTTTTTTGGACTTTGGATTAATTCTCATTCCATCATTGAGAAACAAATAAATGTTCGCTTGAAATTCCTCTGGAGAGATTTTCTGGATATAATCTTCTAAAAATCTAAAAATTCTTGCATAAAGAATTTCAATTGGTTTATGCCAATCATGAAATTCTTGCATATTGTGAGCTTCTTCACTTCCCAGTTTTAGAACTTTTGGATTTCGAAGAGAAGGAAGGTAAGAAATGCCCTCAATAAAAAGAAAGGACTTTAACAACGCCATAATAACATTGCTCCCCATCCTCAATGGCCGAAGTAAAACCTCGAAAGAACGTGTCCAGGAAGAGGTATACAGTTTTTCATCAATATAATTGTAATTGAATCCCTTTGAAATTCTTTCTTTTATGAAATCCTCTATTTCTGACAGCACACTTTCCATACCAGAATTCAAAATAGACCAACAAAATTCCTCTAAATTTGGATAGTCTAATTCTTGTTGAAAAGCAGGAGATGTGTACCAATCATAGTTTTTGATACTATTCTGATAAGGTCGAATAACATAATCTTCCAAAGCGTGGTACAAATCATTAAAAAAATATTCGATATCAATATTGGTCATATTACTTTATAATCCCTTTAATATCTGAATCCGGGAACTTAATCTCGAACACAACATTTTTTGGACAATTATAATAACGTTTGTCTGAAGATAGGAGCGAATCAAGGTCAACATACGACGTTGAATAAAATGTTCCATTCTTTACCCTTATATTGACATCAACGACATCTAACAAACCATCGACTTCTCTCAACTCTTTATAAACATCTGTTATAAAGAATGGCTCTCCAATATTTTGTTTTCTTGTATATTTTTGTTCTAAAATTGCATTTGCTTTTCTCAAAATGTCATATTTATTCGACCCCAATTCAGACAAAGCAACGAATTCAATCTCCAAATTAACGATTTTTGCATTTAAAATGTCAATCGTGTCATTAATCATCTTATATTGACCAATCCAAGTCTTTAAATTTTCCTTGATAACGTTATTTGTCGTTATTAAATTTCCTTCCGAATCCTCAGATAACACATATAAATTCAAGTTTCTTTTTTTGTTGTTCGGGTCTGTAATGACGTTTGCTCTTTTAATCCCGCCAAACTTCCCAGGCATTGCATAACACAAAGTCACATAATCTTCTTTTGTGACTCCTCTCTTTTGAGCAGAATAAAATCCATAAATTCTTTGTCTTATCTCTTCTTCATCAACTTCTATCACATCACCCACAATTGGACTTTCATTCTCTGTTTCCAGAGAATTTATTACATCCAAAATCACAGACTCATCTAAATCTTCTCTATTTTCAAACTCAACTAAAGGTGATGACACTCTTGTAACTGTTTTTACTGCTGCATTTGTTGATGAATCTGTGCTAGCTCTATATGTGATATATAATGTAGTGTTAACCGGAACAATACCCATATCACCTGTTGAAACAAGATTTGTCGGGTCAAAAGTTAAATCACTAATATACTCCTTTCCATGTTTCTGAAGGAATACTTTATTTGGTTCTAAAAACCTATCCTCAGAATTCAATCCTGTCTTTCCAGAGCCAAATTGAAGGGAAATTGCATCTCCATTAAAGTCAGACACAAATCTCCTTGGCACAGTTAAAGGAATCAACAAAGAATTCGGTTCATCATTTGATTTTGTTCTATTCGGAATAGATTTATACACAATTTGTTGTGTTAAAGACTCCACTTCATAGTATTCGTTACCATTTCCATCAAATACAGAAACAATATCAACAAATTCATCATCTTCAAACTCTACCTTCAGAAATCTCTCATAAGAGCCAACACTAATCTGTTTTAATCTCAATTCTCCAGAAATAACCTGTCCTTTAGCTTTTACAGCAAAAGAAGTTGGGTTTCCTGTTGTTGAATCAATCTCCGCAACAACAACTTTCCCATCATTTTGAAAGTGAATGTCTTCAGTTAAAGAATAAATTCCACCTGTGTTTGAAGAAATCTCTGTTCCTTGTTTCAAAACAGGAAAGTAATCAGGATTAGGACCATCACCGATTGTTTTTGCTGGAATTATTGCATAAAAAGATTGCTCACCAAAGCCTGAGGAGGAATTTCTATATTTATACCCATGCATTTTACCAATGTTTATAATATTCTCTAATTCTGTCGCAGTATCCAAACTACCCTCATTTGCTTGGTAATCCAAATAAAATGACAGGTTATCTCCGATATAAGAAACTGTATCCATCATCAAAGACAAAAAACTATTCTCTGAATAGTCTTCGTTAATGTCTGAATAGTAGTTTTTAGCGTAATTTTCTAAATCTTCTCTTAATGAAGAAATATCTCTATTGGTATAATCGATTGAAACTGTTCTCAGTTTATTATCTCTTGGCATTATGAGTAATTTCCTAATATTAACCCAACATTCAAAGAATCACTCTCTTGTATGGGCTTGATAAAATATATAAGCTCTAATTCTAATTGATGTGGAGAATCAACACTGTCATAATTGAAATCTACATGAGCAATTTCAATATATGGCATATATAAACCAACTTGTTCACCAATTCTTGCAACAATCTCAGAATGCAAGACGTCTGATGAACCAGCATTCTCAAATAAAAACCCTTCAATGCCAACTCCGTAATCAGGAATCAATAACCTCTCCCCAGGATTTGTTAAAACTAACATTTTTAGATTTTGCCTAACAACTTCTTTGATATTCTTGTTTAATCTGTATAAACCATCTCGCTCATCCTGAACTAATGGCAATTTAATTGATAATCCTGACATATTATAATTCCAATGGCACCTTTAACGACCCCAAGCAGACATTCTGAAGGGTTTTTGAGAATTCTCTGGCTGCTGACATAGACACACCTGTTTCAAACTCTATTTTTTGTTCTAAAATTGAATTATTTTTAATTTTTTCCAAAAGGTCTTTTCCGACAATGTTTTCAAATGCGAGATATGCGAATCCAAGTGGAGAAGGAATGAGACCTGTTACAGTCAAGAAAATAGAGGGAACCTGAATTGATAAATCTGGAACCTTTTCAAATTCTTTGGCAAGGTCAATCACCCACTGGGAGGATATTAACTTATCTTTTTCTTCTTGCAGGGTTTCTAGACCTTTTGCAATGTTTTTTATGATTTGTAATAAGGGTTTTGCTTCATTTAAAATTTTCTTCTTATAACTATTTGCCACATCTACAATTTTTTTCGATAATGATATGTTTGGGTCAAAAGTTTCCACCAAACCCTTCAACATTATATAAGGAGTTGAATTTCTTATATAATCAATATCAAAAAACCTAGAATTCTCAGAATCTAAATTCAAATTGTTACCAGAAGCTAAAATTCCCACATCATCATTAAACGCAACCCTTTTATTATCCTTAAATTTCACGTTATCAATGTTTTCAATATTTTCTAACAACGAAAAGATGTTGTTTTTAACATTATTGAACATTGAATCGATTGAAGTCGTGCTTCTATTATACAAAACCATATATAAAACAAACATGGATGATAATTTTGATATTGGAAAGAGGTTATCAAAGATTAATTTATAGTCATTTTGTCCTTCAAGGCTCTTTACAAGCCTTTCCTTGAGACATTCTTCAAAAAACCTATCAAAAAGCACCCTTTCCTTCGTTTTCTTCTTTGTCTCTGCGCTCTGTTCTGGTTCACAATCATCTTTCCCTTTTTTGTTGTCTGAGAATAGGGATGAAATCTCTGTAATGTTGGATAAAGACTTGTTGATTATAGACTCTTCTTCATACAAGATTGGAATAATAACAGATTCGCCCGTTTTTTTATTGGAATAATACTTTGTTGGAGGTAATAATGGAGATGATACAAATCCGTTCCTAAATCTTTGTATTGACTTCCTTGTGCTGGCTTGCGTATAGAGAAAATCGTCAATAAATTCTACAATATCACTATTTGTATAAAGTTTATTGGTCTTTACAGAATATAACTTAAACAATTTGCTATATTCTTCGAAAGAATAGTTTTTTCTCCCATTGATGATGACATTAATCTTATTATTTGTTTTATTTTCGCTTGTTAACAAGGTTAAGTCCCATTTATTGGTCCTTAACATCTTGTTTATCTTTTGTGTATCTTTCTCTGTCTTTGTTTTCCAAAAAAGTTGGATTGTTACCTTTTCTATAAGCCCCGCCTTTCTTACTCCTCGAACAGTTTGCTGCACAAGAAAATGGTTTGGTGTTTCGCTATCCCCAGGCTCAAAGTAATCTTTCGTTTCATAGTTCAATTTTGAACTTCTTTTTGTGATAATCTTCCTGAGGAGGTCTTTTTCTTTTTGTGTTGGTCGATATAATAACCGAACACCAACTTTCAGGTCATCGAAGTAATCTATGAAGTTATTTTTATCTTTTTTCTTTATAAAATTAAGATATTCGTTAAATGATTCAATATTAACAAACCCATTTAATACCTTTTTGTTTTGTGGAGGGATGAATTCCTTTTTATAAGAAGGTTTCACATATGTTTCAAAGAAAAACCCGTTTTCTTCTGTGTTATATTTGTTTATTAATTTATTAACGTCTTCAATATTAACAAAACGTCTAGAAATGAAATCTTTTTGTTTGGAAGATAAGTTTCTGTTTTCAAACTCAACAAAACGCCCTCCTTTATTCCTATAATCCAAGTCTGATTCAGGAAGAGCTACAAAAGGAAAGAGTTTATCCTGAAATGACTTGATAGAAAAGTTATTAGATTGAATAACGTCTGGCTTGTATAATAATTGTCTTAATCGATTAGAGACCAAAACTAATTGCTCTGAAACTAGGGATTGTAGAGCTTTTTTACAGTCTATATTTGATTCATTTGATTTAATCTTGTTGAGGTAAAGAGAGCCAACAATTTCATAGAATTGTTCTAGAAACTTATCATCTCTTCTTTTTTCTTGTTCTAAAATTATCTCTTTTTCAATCTTAGAGCATATAAACAATGACAAGAAGTTTTCAATATCACTTGCATCAAGATGAATTTTGGAAAAAAAGAAGATGGATGATAAAACAAACTCTACCACATACAATCTTATCAAGATTTGCACAACCGAACTTGATAAAACCAAATTTAATTGCTTATCAGAGTCCTTCTCTTCAAAACAAACAGCAATGTTGGTATAATCGTCCAGTGCTTTTCTCTTAACTTCCGATAATCTCATCAAATCAACATCAATGTTGCAATCTAGCCCCCCAGATTTAATTTTTGGAGAGAAATTAATAAATTCTAATAGATTTACCTCTGATAGACCTCTATCTTTATCCAAATCCTTAATAGAAAAATCTCTTGTTTGTTCAGTCGTTGTCTCAATAGTGTTGAACAAAGGAGATAAAGAAACAAATTCCCCGATTCTCTTGATAAAACTTATGTGAATGTTATCATATCCATTGTTTTTATAAAATGAATGGATTTGTTGTTCTTCCTGAGGGGAGATGTCGTTAAACTTCTTCTTTAAAGAGTCAATAATCATATTTGACCACACAGAAGCATAAAATTTCTTGTTGGATGACTTTATCTTTTGATTCTTAAAAATCTCATTGTTTTTATCTGTCCACTTTTCACTTTCTTCTGTGGAAAACCTCTTTTCTTTTACAAAACCAGTTTCAAATTGAGGTTTTATCTTGTTTTTAATGGGTTTCGTGCTGTTATATTCATTTTGAACTACTGCCACATCTATTTCTTTTGGGGGTGAGACAATGACCTTATTTGTGTTGCAATCCTTTTCAGTTTTTACTGAGGGGGATAGTATTTTTTGTTTGGCAATGTACAGAATGTTAAAATCTTCTTTGATATTGCCATCAACATCAATTGAAGAGTCGAAAGAAAACTTTAAATCATTAGATTCTTGCTTTGGGAAGCTTCTTTCGAAGAGTTTCCCTTTAAAAACTTCTGCTATCTTCTTATGTAAGTCACTTGGGAAAGAAAAATCAATGATTCCTGTATTAACAGAACAGAATTCTTTTGTATTTTCCCTTTTTATTCTTTCTAGTAGGTCAGGTTGGACCTTTTTTCTTTTATTTGTTTCCCCAAAAGAGCTTTCTTGGAGGTTTTTCAAGCCTTTCATGTCTAGAAAATCATTAATTTTCTTATCACCATCTAACGAACCTTCGATTATGTCTTTTAATCTCTTATTATCTTCGTTTAATGATGAAAATGTCTTATTATATTGCTTGTTATATTCATCTTGATACAAATCTACAACTTTTTCTGTTAAATTTAGTAGAGTTTCATCTTCCTCAGTGTTAATTTCAACTTCTTTTAACAAACGAGAGACATATGATAAGAGAGCATGGTCATATGACATTCCAATTGAATCCAACAAGCCATCTAAAATTGTTTCTGTTGTTAAAGACAAACCCTTCTTGATACTTTTTAATAAAATATCATCTTCAGATATACGGCAAAGGTTATTTATGTTGAAATCTTTTACTTCTGTTTCTTCTAAAATGTTAAAAAGATTCTGTAAATCATTTAAATGTTTTGATTTAATTTTTTCTAAAAGGGCTTCTACTTGGTTTTTATCAAAACCAACACCCCCTAATAAACATTTCTTCAGGCTATCCCTGTCATTATCAAAACAAGGCCCAAAATTTCCACCAGAGTCAATAATGTCTTCACATATCTCTAAATCCACAGCTTCAGACAACAAAACAAAGAAGTCAATCATTGATTCTCGGTCGTTTAATAGATTCTTTAAGTCAGGATAAAAAGTGTTTACAAGCTCGCTAACAATAATAAACACATCAGATGGCAATTTCCCTTTTAACAACCCACAAAATTCTGCTGAGGATAGGGTTGTTGCCATTTTGTCAACCAAAGATGATAAATCACTTGCATTATCTCCAAATCTATTAACCAATAACTCTTGTGTTTTATTTGGTCTCTTTATTAACAACGGAGAGTCTACAATACAAGTTTCATGAATAATTTGTTGCAATAATGAACTTAAAAATCTAATAGAAAAAGTTACCACTGTACTTTTGATGTTCTTTTCCAGATTTTCTTGAATAAAAGATAAGAAATCAACTGTTGGAATGTTATCAAGTAACTTAAATGTTGGAACTTTTGGCAATTGATTCTTATATTTAAGAAATTTTTCTTCAAATACAGTTCCAATGTTAAGAATTTTTTTAAATGAATCAAAATTCAAAGATAACAACTCACATAAAGAATCAACACTTGCTATTTCATCAATCTTAGATAAAAGGTCATCAACTTCTTTTGCAGAATTTGCAACTTCTTCTGTTTGATTCAATAATAATTCACCAATTTGTAGAATAAAAGATTCAATATCACGGAATAAAGAAATAAATTCTTTAACCTTATCGAGATCAGAATTTTTTAACATATTTCTCAAAATGTTTTTGCAAAGTTCTTTCTGTACTTGAAAAAATGGTAGTTTTTTATTAAGACATTCAATAGAAACTGCAATAAGAGATTTTAAATCATATTTGTTTAAAATTTTATTGTAGACTTTTTCGATTTTATTAAGTTCTTTTTCAATATCCTTGAATGTAACTGATAAATCTTCTTGCTTTCTGTATCTCTGTTTATCAAGTTTCTTAGACAGTTCTTCAAGAATCTCAGAATCTTCTAATAATTGTTCCTCAAGAGCAATTAAATGTTCTTCTTCTTTTATTGTATCTGAGGAGTATTCTTTTAAAAATCCTTCTGTAACTTTATTCAACATTGATTTGTATCTCTGTTTATCAAGTTTCTTAGACAGTTCTTCAAGAATTTTTTGAGCTTCTTCTTGAACTTCTTCTTGAACTTCTTCTTTTATTGTATCTGAGGAGTATTCTTTTAAAAATTTTTCTGTAACTTTATTCAACATTAATTTGTTCCATTATAACGACTTGCTACATATCCATCACCATAAGGCTCTAAATAATTCTGTTTTACATTCGATAAATTAATTTTATTTCCATATAAACTACGCTTAACGTCCTTTAGCATGTTCATAAGGTTTCTACCACCTTCAATCATTAAAACCTCTGAGGGAGTGGTAGGGGAGCCGAAAAAGGGTGAGATGTGAGTATGGTTGGATATGGCTTTGTTGAAATTTAATTGGTATTCAACAAATGCGTCAACAATTCCATTCATGGCACTTATATGTTTCATCATTTTTTTTAATAATTCAATGGAGTTTTCACCTTTCAAAAAAGGTTGGACATCAGTATCATCATTACCAGCTATCAACTCAATCCCTTGTACTTCAAGAACATCTCCACCTAAAGAGTTTTTTCTATCTGTCCCTGTAACAAGTTTAATACTTTCTCTTGCAATGAATCGTAAATTATCTGATTTAATTCCTATTCCTGCTCTATTTGCATTTTTATCACGATTCTCTTCAGAACCAATTTTAAAATTATGGTCTAAGTCGGTTCTTTGTGATATATAAATTCTTGATGCATCATGAAAAAAATCGGGGTCAACAACTTTTATTTTTCCGTTATTATCAAACTCGAAAGAACTAAATCTTCCAGCCACAATATCAATGGTTCCACATTTCATGTGACCTTTTGGGCCATATGGACCTAGATTTTCTCCATTATCAAACTCTCCCGAAACAAACTTTGGACCGCTTCTGTCTCTTCCTAATACAATCCAAGTGTTGTTGTCACCTTGAAATACTTTTTCGGAAGGGGATTTATTAAAATGGGGAACTGATTCTAACAGTTCCCCACATCCTAACCCTTTCAATTTGTTTTGCTCTATGTCATCAAGTTGAATTAATGTGTCTTGATAGTTTATCGAAAGAGTTTTTATATCATTCGCTTTTTTAAATACAGACATTATCGTTACATTCTCTTAGCCGTCTTCGAAATGTGGAGAAGGGTCAATTGCGCTTTCCCTTCTATTGCTGCCAATTCTCAATTCCATGTGCAAGTGTGGTCCAGTGCTATCACCTGTGCTTCCAACTTTACCTATTACGTCACCTTGTTTTATTTTTTTACCTTTATAGACTAACACCTTACTACAGTGAGCAAATAAAATATAAAATAAAATTCCATTTTTTTTATGCTTGGTGACAATTACATTGCCATAACCACCCCAGACAGAAACATTATTAACCACTCCTGTTTCTGGAGCAATTATATCTTGACCAGTTCTTGCTCCAATATCAATTCCACGATGAAACACAGGCTTTTGTTTTATTGGACTAATTCTTGGTCCAAAATTACTTCCAGGGCTGTGCTGAGGGAGGGGCCATTTTAATTTCAAACTTCTGTTCTTTGTTTTTCGAAGAGATTCTTTTCTTAACTCTTCTTTCTTTTTCCGAACATCTTCAGGATTTAAAGATGGAACATTTCCTTGAACAACTTTATCTTGGTTTCTTTTGAATTTTTTTGCTGTGCTTATTGTACCAACAGGAAGCATTTTCTCATGAGATGTCACATCAACAATCAATGGCTCGGAAAAATTAGATAGATTCCCATATGAAATTTTAACTATTTTCCCAGGAGATGACTTATCCAACTTATTTGAAATCTCTTTATTTTTACAAACAAAAATAGGAAACATCTCAATTGTATAATCATCCATTGATTGGTCAGATGACTTGGGATTTCCAAGGGATTCTAAATTAAAAGGAATTTCAGAGTGAGGTCCAGAAAAAACATAACATCTAAATCTGGATAAAGGAGGAATGTTTGAATTGGGTATCTTAATGGAGTTTTCTTGTCTGAGGATGAGGGCATATAATTCTTGAGACACTTCAGAACTTGACTCAAAAGACTTATTAGAGGCATGTTGCATGCCATCCAACACAGTTGTCTCTCTTAAATCAAACTCTCGTCTACCCGCCTCAGGCTTTTCAAATTTATTTATTAAACCCCATTCTTCCCCCAATATAGGCATTATTTGTTAGTTCCCTTTTTTGGTTCATTCTCTTTAATTTCATCAAACATATCATCAGCGCTAAAATCTTCGTCATCATCAAATCTATCTTCTTTTAAAATTATCGAAGCAGCTTTTAGAATTTGTTCGTTTGACCTTTGCATGTTGTCAATATATTTTGACAATACTGGTCCAACATCCCTATGGGACTCACCAGTGCTCTTTAATTTGACCATTAACTCTAAAACCATTGCACCAACAAGATTTCTATCTGATGTCGCATATTCAATTACTTTTTCAATTTCTTCGTATTTCTTATTAGATATAGCCATCATCCCAATCTTCTTTAAAAACAGCATAATAAACTTTGAATTTCTTTAAGCTCGTTGCTATTTGTTTTGTTGTAAGTCCTGTCAACTCCCTAAGGTACAAATAAATAGCTTTTTTGTTAAAAATTTCAAGTTTTTCTTTCTTCTCGAAGATTTCCAAAATTGAATTCAAAACCAACTCATCATTGGGCTTTAAGTCCGAATCTTTCCAGCTTTTAATCTCCTTGACAAGATTAAGCCAAAATTCATATTTTTCCATTTGTTTGTAAAATGGGTTTTCAACTGTTAATTCTTTTTCACTAATAACAGTATTTAAATCTCTATATGGGACTTCTCTTTCCAGACGCTTCTTTCTTTTCTTTACTTCATGAATAAACCAATTTTTGGTTATAACACTAAAGTAAGAAAACGCCTTAAAATTTTTATCGGGATTAAACTTTTCAATTATTGTCATTAACCATGTCTTGCATTCACTTCTTAACAAATCAATATTATGAAGATTTGTAAACTTGAAAGTCAAAACAATTTTGTCAACCATTTCACTGAAAACTGGCTGAATATATTCCTTATAAATTTCTGTTCTTGTTTTTAAGCAATCAGTATTGTTATAGTCGATGATTTTCTCTTCATGAACCTTTGTGAAATACTGTTTGCCTCGCGGCTTTCTTTTTTTTGTCATTTATATTTTACTTCATCATCCTCTTCTTCTAAAAAATATACTTCTTGAAACTCCTTAAGTTCCTTTCTAAACTTAGCAGTATGCTTCATTAACGATTCCAAAGTTGCATCACCATAAAACATCTCTAACTTATAAACTCGCTTTAAATGCTTTTCATACCCACTTAAGAGTTCTTCTAAAAACTGAATATCTTCCTCAATCAACACTTTTTCTCTGATTATAATTCTATTAAACCAAAACAAAGCTCCTGAGAATGTGACGGACAAAATTAACAAACTCACCAATATCCACATTTATTTCTTTGGGCTCCATTTTTTAAGGGTTGATTTTCTATCTTCTATTTCTTTTTTTGTGTTCTCGATAAACTCCTTAACCACTTTTCCAGGCTTGATTTTTTTAGAAGTAGAAGATGGGGATTTTATGACTCCTTTGTAGTTCCAAACTCTCTTGATTTTATCCGACCTACATCGAATACAATGATACACTTCATCAGAAATTCCTTTCTGAATTGCAAAAACATCATCACATTCTTCACAAAAAAAGTCATAAATAGGCATTTTACACCTCTCCTTCTTGCTCCACCAATCGAGCCTTAAATTTTTCCTTAACACGCTCCTCCATCTCAGGAGAAACCTTAACCGTTGGAGGATTTGTTACATACAATTTTCCGTTAAAACCAACCTTAAACTTAAATTCTTGAACGATATTCGAAATATCAACCTGCTCCATTAAACCCTTTTGCAAGGCAAACATAACAGCAGCAAGAGCCTGTTCAGATAAAACAAGGTCTCCAGATTGAATCTCTTCTTTTTTTAATCCCTTTGTTAATTCCGCTAAAAGGGATTTATTTACTTTTTTCTTATCTAATTCTAACATTTTACCACCTATAATTGTTTTTGTAATGTTCTACAATATTTTTAATTTCTTTTTCAAAATACTTTTTGGGTTTATACCCCAACTCAATTAATTTACTTTGATTCACAGCATACCTAACATCCTGTCCAGGTCTAACATGAGATAAATCAAAATATTTCTTCTTTTCTTCTGAGGTTAGTTCTTGATGAATGTCTCTATCTAAAAATGAATTCACAATCATCGATGTGACACTCATATTCTTTAATTCTTCATTTCCAGCCACATTATAAACTTCATTCCTTTTACCCTTTTCCACAACTGTTAAAATTGCTTCTGCTGTATCTTCAGCATGTAACCAACTTCTCACAGGGTTTCCTTTATTATGCAATTTTATTTTTTTATCTTCTTGCAACAACTTTACACACAATGGAACCAATTTCTCAGGATACTGATAATTCCCATAATTGTTTGTTGGCCTAATAATATTATATTTCAAGCCATATGTTCTTGCCCATGATTTAATTAATAAATCCCCACTAGCTTTTGATGCTGCATAAGGATTTGAAGGGTTTAAAGGATTACTTTCATAAAAGTGACCAACCTCTATATCACCGTATACTTCGTCGGTTGAGACGTTTACCAAGATAGGTTGGTCCCTAATGTTTTTTGGTTTCCTGGAGATAAGTTCTAAAAGATTTCTCACTCCATCAACATTGGTTTTGATAAAATCTTTGCAATCAATTATCGAATTTCCAACATGAGTCTCAGCAGCCAAATTAATAACAAAATCACAATCGGGCAATCTTTTTAAATCGCAGATATCCTCTTTTAAAAAAGTATAAGTTTTTATATATTTTCCCAGAAGTTTATAATGTTCATCTTTGTTTGCAGCATATGTCATCTTATCAATTCCACATACTCGATAACCATTTTCCAGAAACTTCTTTGTTACATATGTTCCAATAAATCCACAACATCCTGTGATAACAACTGATTTCATTTTTCTTCTCTATTTTTTTGTTCTAAAAAATGCCAAGCTCTTTGATAACCCCATGAAACAGGTTTCCGTCCTCTCCCCAATCCCTCAACAATTGTTAAATTTCCTGAGAATGATAGGAAAGTCTTTATTGGCATAATATAAAATATATCCAAATTGTCAACATAAATTAACGCAAAATCAAAATCTGTTTCTTGATATTTTTCTTTCTTTTTGCCTCTTCTTGTGTTGACAACATATTTTTCTTCATTGTTTTTTGAGGCAGTCTTAACTTGAATCTTGTACAAACATCCTTTAACATCAAATATCAAATCATATGGTAAATTATCACCAACAGGCTTAGAAACACCATAGTTTCTTTTTAATGCATGAACTATAGCCATATTCTCTGCTATATCACCAAGTTGTTTTCTATAGGATGTTTTGTATTTCATTTACAAGGATTAACGATTTTTCTTTAATGATACAGTCGGATCAGTATATTTTGGAGCCGTGACAGTTCTTGCAAATGCCTTAGAATCAGGATAACCTTCTCTTTCGGTTGTTTCCCTTTCCCTTTGTTCCTGGACTCTTACAATAATCGCATCAGCCCAATCAATATAATCATCCATTGCGTACATTTCGCTACGAGATAAATTAATCATTTCTACAGCAACATCAACATAATCAAAGGAAACATCAGTTTCTTTAACAACCAGTTGTTCAATTTTCTTTAATACACCAATTACTTCTTCCGTAGGTTTGTTTTCCATTTTTAACAAAACAGCAATTTGGTCAACAATGTTCTTTAAAGCCTCTGGATGTATGGCTTCATTAACAAACTCTTTCCAGTTTTTTATAAATTTTTTATTCTGCATTTTAATCACCCTTAACAATTCTAATAGAATCTTCGTCAAAATGTTGCGTTGAAAATTCAAACAACTCTGTGTCCTCTAGTGCTTCCATCTGATGTCGCAAGCCAATAGGAATGCGATACACCTCTCCTTCATTCAATGTCAAAATAGAAGCATTATCAATATCATCTTCCCAAGAAAGCGTCAACAACAACTTTCCTTTGTGAACATAAAAATGCTCTTCTTTCAATTTGTGATAATGAAAACTGCATTTTTTCCCCTTTTTGAAGAATAATAGCTTTCCACAATATTTCTCGTTATTTGTTATCCAAGATTCATAACCCCAACCTTTTGGAACAAAGTTTTCCGGGAGGGATGAAGTTGGAAAGTTAAATTTCTCATAAAATTCACCATGAAGCATTATTTGTATTTCCTTGTATATCTATTCCACCATGCCAACTTCAAATATTTATCAGGCACAGGACTTAACCAAAATTTTTTATAACCCTCACAAACATCACATTCATGATATTCTTTCGAATTACACTCTGGGCACTTATTTCTCCAGAGTCTATATTTACCTCTCAACCACAAACAACACTTAATCAACGAAAACATGGGTCTTGTTTTCTTCTAAAAGTGATTTTAAGTCAATATTCCCCAAACCCTTGTCTCTATCCACCGTAATTCCGAAAGCCGTTTTGCCCATCTTCCCAGGTTTGTTGTCATTAATTAAAAACCTTGGGCCTCTACCAACACCCATTACAAGTTGATGATAAGGAATTGCACACTTTTCTAGTTGTTCTTCCGTGTATTTCTTCATGGATGGTGGTCTTGCTGTTGTAATAAGAATAAAACGGCCATCAGAAATCCATTCGTTGAATCTTTTGTGAACACCATCTAAAACTATTGTTGGATTATTATAAATCTCAGTAATATCACCATGGTGTTTAAAAATTAAACCATCAATATCTGCTACTACTAATCCACTATTGCTGTACGAAAACATTGTGAACACCTTTGTCTTCAAATTTAAAATCCATAATATTATCTCTATAAATCTCTTTTAATTTCTTTTTTACTTCTTGACTACAAATTGCCATAACAAAACCCTGTCCACCAGCACCTAATAATTTTGCTCCATAGGCTCCATTATCTAAACATGTGTCTATGATTTCTTCTATCCTTGGAGTAGCAATCAAAGGGGACAACAGTCTTTTGTGATTCCATGATTCCGATAAAAGATAACCAATTTCAGGGATGTCTTCTTGAATAAATACCTCATACGCTTGAACAGCAATATCATGAATTTGTTTTTTATCTTTATTTTCATGAGATTTTGCTATTGAATTTGTCTCTCTCTGCCCATTAGTATAAATCAAAATAATTGATTCTTCTAGTCTTTTTTTAAATTTTTCTGTTACTGGTAAAGGCTTAACATTAAACGAACCATCATGTTCAATCTCTATTGTGTTTAATCCACCGTGCACTGCCCAAATTTGGTCTTGAATTCCTCCAGGTTCGTTTAATCTATTTCTTTCAATATCAATCGCATCTAGAGCCAAATCATCCCAGGTTATAAATTCATCCTGAAGTTGTCGGAGAGCATATAACAAAGAAACACAAAAAGAAGAAGAACCTCCCAATCCTGTTCTAGAAGGAATATCTGCAAATGTATGTAAATCTACAGCCCTAGTTTCTCCATTATATTTTAATATTTCCTTTATTAAGGGGTGTTTAATATCTCTGTTGGATATTACAACTTCTTGTTCTGAATAGGAGATAATTGACTTGTCTGAAACAATTTCTGGTCTGTACCTTAAAGAGGTATAAACATATTTATCAATGGTTGTTCCAATAATAAAACAACCATGCTTCTGATAATAATCTTCAATATCCGCAGACCCGCCAAAAAAGCTAACTCTCAATGGTGCCCTAGTGATTATCATTATACATTACCCCAAAGAGAACGAACTTGAGTTAACACTTCATAACCTTTTATCAATTCTTCAATTCCATCTTCAATCGAATATTTAGGTTCCCAGCCCAGAGATTCCAATTTTTCATTGGAAACAATATAATTCCTCTTGTCAATGTCTTTTTTGCCCTCTATATGAAAAGTCTTAAGCTCAGGAACTTGCTCTTTTATCTTCTGACATAATTCAAACTTTGACAAGTTAGCTGAAGATAGGCCCATGTTATATGTCTCACCTTTCATTTTATCAAAATTGTTAATCGCGAAAATAAATGACCTTACCACATCTTTAATGTGAACATAATTCCTCTTGAAATGAGGTTCAAACAATGTAATTGAGCCTTCTGTGACCGCTTTATAAACAAAATCATTAACCAACAAATCCAATCTCATTCTAGGAGAAAGTCCAAACACCGTCGCCAATCTAAAACAAACCACATTCTCAGGGGCCTGCTCCAAACAAAAAACCTCAGCGTTAACTTTCCAAATTCCATATCCACTTAACGGACTCAAAGTAGACTCTTCTGTACAATAAGCTAACTCCCCATCAACAACATCCCCAACTCCATAACCACTATTCGTACAGAATAAACCATCTTCTTGTTATACTCTCTAGACCACAAAGCACAATCAACAATGTGAGAAAAATTAACCTTTTGATAATTATTGTATTTCTCTTTGTTACAAGCTGGCATTCCAACAATACAAGCCAATGGCAACACCACATCACACCACTTCACCCATTTATGAACAAATTCCTTATCCCTCACATCTCCATAAATAAATTGAATATTTTTCTTCCTCAGAAGACTCACAAGGGATGTTTGTTGATAATGAAGGTTATCTATCACAACAATCTCCAAATCCTCTTGAAATTGATATTTGGGGTCTTCCTGGGTATCTGGGTTGAGAAGTGTTTCTAAAAGAACAGTTCCGATGTATCCTGCTCCGCCAGTTATTAAAAGCTTCATTGATTTTCTCCGATTGGGTATTTTTTAATCATTTGTTTGCTGAGGGTTGTGATTCCTTTTTGTTGTACAATTTCTGTGCAGCAATTATTGGCGAACTTTATTGATTTGATGACATCTTTTGAGTTTAAAATTCCGTAGACGAACGAAGCAATAAAGGAATCTTTGACTCCGAGTCTAGTTTTTGTTTCTACATCGGGAACAGGGTAGTTTGTTTTTTTATAATCTGTTCCATCTTTACCTTTTATAAAAACGAGTTTGTCATCCAGATATGGTGTATTGTATTTCTTTACATTAGAATTTTTCACTTCTTCTCTGCTCATAATGATATAAGAAGGTTTTTTGGTCCAATCATCATTAATGTCAATTACTTTTTTTGTAAAGACAAAAGGCATTGAAGCGACAGAAATAAAAGAGCAAATATCTCTTAAGGATAAAAATCCTTTGTCATAATCAACAATGACCACTGCGTCATATTGTCTAATAAATTCTTTGGATGGTATTTGTTTTATTCTTTCTGTTTTTTCTTTTTCCGAATCAACTCTTAAAAACATATGATGCGTTCTTTTATCAATGAATCTTGTCTTTTTTACAACAGATTCATTAGACAACAATTCTGTTCCAGGAACAATTGCTTTTAAGTTTTCGTAAACATTTCCAGCCATTCCTTTATTTTGTTTTGTTTCTTCAGGAATGAAAATTGGAACAGGAACGTTGTTGGATAATGAATTTACAGAACCATAAATAATTTCATCAATACAAGAATCTCCAACCACCAATATTTTCATTATTTGTAAAGCCTTTCATGAATGTCCAAATAAGATTGCATAAGTCCAACATCAATTGATGTCTTTGGCTTCCAATCTAAAACATCATAAGCCTCCGAACAATCGCAATATTGTCTCTCAAGATTCCCAGGTGTTTTTTCTGTTTCAATCTCGATATTTTCTTTTTGTGAAATCTTAACAATTTTTTCAACAATCGTTTTGATTTTATAATAATTGTTGTTTCCGATATTAAGAGGACCAATTACTTCTTTTTTTTCTGCGGATAACTCAATCATTTTGAAAATTGCTTCTAATGCATCATCAATGTAACAATAAGAGCGAACTTCTTTTCCGTTTGTCATAAGTTTGACAGGTAACACTGGATGTTCACAAACCCTTCTGCACATAACTGGGATGAGGGATGATTTGTGGATTTGCATTGGTTGTCCAGGACCATAAATTCCATTCAACCTTGCAATAGAAATACCTTGAAATACATTTACATTCATTTCAAGTTTCTTTTCCATGATTCTCTTTACCCATCCATAAGAAATATCATAATCCTCTAAAGAATATGGTTTCTCCAAAAGGTCTTTTTCCTTCAATGGAGACTCAAAATGTGGAGGATAAACATGAGATGAACTTGCATAAAAGAAATATTTCACTTTTTGGAGAATTGACAGTTTTAAAACTTGTGAATCAATATAAGAATTTTTTGCTGCAATAAGACCATCATTGTGTTTATAATAATGGTAGCCACCAACTAATGCAGCCAAATGAATAACAACATCGGCTTTGTGAAAAAAATTAATAAATCTTTTATGTGAGTCTCTATACAAATCTGCATTACAGAAAGTCGGTGCTTTGTGTAAAGAACCTTCAAATGTATCAGCGTAATATAATCTTAATGGTCGAAGTGATTCTGAATTGGACTCAATTGCTATAATCTCTGAACCTGCATCAAACAATGACCGGAAAATATGTTTACCGATAAATCCACCTGCACCTGTTAAGACTACTTTTTTATCTTTCCACCATTTCATTTTCTTGCTCTATCCTGATTTTGTTTATACCACTCAATTGTTTCTTTTAATCCATCTGAGAGGGTGGTTGATGGGATGTTTGAAAAATCTTTTTTTAACTTTGTTAAATCATATACTCTTCGTTGCTGCCCATCAAGCTTTGGATATTTCCATAATATCTCACCTTCATATCCAACTTGTTTTTTAATTTCATTAATTAAATCAACAATAGACGTTTCAACACCTGTGCCAACATTATAAGGTCCAAGTTGGTTAACAGAAAATGACTCTAAAATTACTTTCACCATGTCTTCAACATAAAGAAACTCTCTTGTTGCTTTACCAGAACCCCACACAACAACTTCTTTTTTATTTTCTTGTTTTGCTTCAATAAATTTTCTCACTAAAGCAGGAACAACATGACTGTCATGAATATGAAAATTATCATAAGGTCCATAAAGATTTGCTGGTAAAAGAACTGTAGAGTCGAAATTGTATTGTTCTTTATAGGACCACCCTTGGATGATTAGATTCTTTTTAGCCATAGAATATCCAAACGAATTTATTTCTGGCATACCTGAGAAGAAGTTTGATTCTTTATATGGAGGAATTAAAGAATTTGGGTATCCACATCCAGCACCCAACGAAACCATCTTTTTTACTTTGTTTTTTCGACAAGCTTCATATAGAAAAATCCCCATAAGAGAATTTTCATAAAACTGTTGACCTTGAGATTGCTTGTTTAATAGAATCCCTCCAACCCTTCCAGCTAAATGAATAACATAATCAACATTATTAAACTGGAAATATTGTTCAACTCGTTCTTGATTCGTTAAGTCTAATGTTTTGCTGGATGGGTGTAGAAGAAACTTGTGAGGAACATTCTCTTTGATATAATGAATAAGATTTCTTCCAACAAATCCACTTGCACCAGTTATAAGAATAGTGCTATTTTTAAAAAGGTAATAAAAATCATTACTGTAAGTTTGTATTTTATTGTTCATTTTGCATATACCATTCAATTGTTTTTTTAAGTCCTTGTTCAAGAGTTACCTGAGGGGACCAACTATATTTTTCTTTTGCTTTGGAAATATCTAATACTTTCTGTCTTGCCCCAACAAACCTATCTGTATTATAAAAAATTTCACCTTGATAGCCAACAGTTTCTTTGATTTTCTCTGCTAAAAACTTAATGGTTGTTTCCTGTCCAGAGCCAACATTAATCAAATCTCCGTCATAATCCGCAACCAACAAAATTCCTTTGATTTGGTCTTCAACATAAATTAATTCTCTACTTTGTAAACCATCACCCCAAACCTCAACTTGTTTGGAGTTGTCTAACTTTCCATCACAAAACTTCTTTACCAAAGCAGAAACCACATGAACCTTTTCCAAATCAAAAGAATCATGTGGTCCATATAATGTGGTTAAAACTGCAACAGTACCTTTTAACCCATATTGCTGCTTATATGCCTTGATTCCTTGCAGCATATTACATTTTGTTAATCCATATGTCTCAACTGATGGGTGCAATGGACCTGAAAAATAATCTTCTTCTTTTAGAATATGTTTAGAAGGGAAGAAACATGTTGTTCCTAGACCAACCATAATAGCCTGAGGTTGATATTTTTTCCAGTTTTCAAATGTGTAAACATGAATCAAATTGTTTTTGTAAAACTGTTCAGCAGGATATTTTAATGGATACTCTCCCGCACCCTGCACAGCAGCACCATGAAAAATATAATCAAACTTTATATTGCTGTTAAACAATGATTCTGCAAAAAATGGTCTGGTCAAATCAATCTCAGAACCAACTGCAATAACCTTCGCACCATAACTCTCTAAAAGTGGGACAAAGTTTTTTCCAAGAAAACCGGTGCCACCTGTAATAAGAACTTTTTTTCCTTTATATTTTTTTTCTAAAATCTTGTCGTAGGACATATTTCCCTCACTTTGTTTTTAAAATCTTCATATGATTCCAAAGATACCACTTTCATTTCATCACATGGAATATTATAAGAATAGCGTAAGATATAATGCTCTGTCTTTTCCTTAAAAACTGTATCTATATCATACAAAGTAATATGAGTCTTTCCTTGTTTTGATATTTCACCCAATACATTCTCTAGCAATTGTTTTTCACACAAAGACATATTGTTTTCTAGTGACGTAAAAAAAGGTAGACTACAGCCATACACAACCTTGATTCCGTTTTTATACAACGAGTTTAAAACTCTTTTGTGTTTTGTTATGCTCTCGTTTGCTTTTTGTATCCTATTAAAATATTTCATTTTTTACATCCTGGTTGTCAAACATGACTCACCTTTTTTTATTATATTATAAATTGCCTCAGCATTATATTTAAAATATCTTTGATTGTTTTTTTCTGCTTTACTTTATATTCTCAATTTTTTTAAAAATCTTTTTTATTTCATATTCTTTGACTTTTTCATGAGCATTTTCTGTTATAAATTTATAATCTTCAAAATTGTTAATAATTTTTTTAATTTTTCTTTTTAAATCGGAAAAATCATCCCAATAAAGAAAATGTTTTCCTGGTTCAAACCATTTTTCTATCACATTCCATTGGTCTCTTTTGCACAAAACCAATGTTTTTGTCACCATGGACTCTATGACTCTAGGTTTAAATTGGGGGAAGTAATTGGTGTCCAACCCTACAAAAGCTTCGTTTTGTTCCCACCCTTCATTTTTTTTTATTTCTTTAATTTGTTCTGGATTTGTAGGACATAAATTTAGAACAACAGAGATTTTTGATTTTGACAACAAATCCCATTTTTGTTCTATAGGGATATTAATATGTGTTGGTCTATATAATGAAAAAGTTGGAAACAACGCAGTATGAATATACTTAAAATTCCTCATAACATCAATAAGTTCACAATGTCTTTTATCCATCAATGTTCCCATATATATAACATCAAAAATTTTCCTATGATTGACATTAATATTTTTAAAATTGTTTTCATTGTAAGGGAAAGGAATCGGAATATATTTCGTATCTTGAATCTTATTTAAAAAATTTGCTGTATACGGACAAATAGTGAAAACATGAGTAAAATAACTCTGTTCTTTTGCACAAGTAGTGGTGTTACAAAAAGCACAAGGGGATTCTAAATTTAAATAAGCTCTTTTCTTGTATTCCTTATATCTTTCCCGCAAAATTGGATCTAAAGAAGTATTATAACCTTGAAACAACACTTCCTCTTCAGAATTATCACAATAATTTTCTAAATAATAATAACTGTTTACCACGTCATTATATTCCCCATCATGATTTACTATAATTTTCATTTTTATACCCCAGTTTATTTTAAAACAGATAAATCTAAAGAATCCTTTAGATGTAAAAAATTTTTATTTATGTAGATTGCATCCAAAGAGGGTCCATGTTCTTCAATTTTCACAAACCCTTTATTCTTCAAAAAAAGATAAATATCCTCGACTTTATGACTGTTTTCATACCCTGTTACAAACTGTTCAATTTGCAAAGCTGCCACTCTCTTTGATAATAATTCGCCACAACCTTTCAAAATATCTAACCCCTTTCATTTTTTTTCCTGTCTGTTTTTATCTATCCATGCGAATGTCCTCTTTAAGCCCTCATCCAAACTCACTGAGGGTTCCCAACCTAACTTTTCTTTTATGAGTTTGTTGTGAGAATTTCTCCCCATGACTCCTAATGGACCTTCAATGTTTTTAATTTTGATATTTTTGTTGGAGATTTTTATAACTTTTTTAGCAAGATTTTGAATAGAAATGATTTCTTCCGAACCTATATTAACAGGACCAACAAAATCAGAATTCATTAAGCGATATGTGGCATCAATACAATCATCAATAAACAGAAAAGAACGGGTCTGGGAGCCATCTCCCCAAACTTCAATACTAGTTTTGTCTTCCGCTTCTGAGACTTTTCTACAAAAAGCAGCAGGTGCTTTTTCTCTACCACCATCATAAACACCATATGGGCCAAAAATATTATGATACCTAGCAACCCTAACATCCAAATTATGGTTCTTTTTGTGTGCTAGGTACAATCTTTCACTGAAAAGTTTTTCCCATCCATATTCACTATCAGGAGCAGCAGGATAAGCGCTCGATTCTTCACAATTAGGGTTATTGGAGTCCATTTGGTTATGCTCTGGGTATATGCAAGCAGATGAAGAAAAGAAAATTCTTTTTACATTATTCTTCAGACTTTCATCTAAGACATTAAGGTTAATCATTGCAGAATTATACATAATATTTGCATCATTCTTTCCTGTAAAAATAAATCCTGCTCCACCCATATCTGCCGCAAATTGATAAACATAGTCAATGCCTTTACAAACTTGTTTTACAAAATCAGAATCTCTTAAATCCCCAAGGCAAAATTCATCACATGTTTCATCTACAGGCAAAAATAAATGTTTTTTAATATCTACTCCTCTAACCCAATACCCCAATTCCTTGAGTCTTTTAACCATATGACCACCAATAAAGCCACCTGCTCCACAAACTAAAACCTTTTTCACTTTAAATCTCCTTTGAAATTCTTTTTTGCAACAACTAACGTATGCCAACCCATTTCTTGACATAATTCCTTATATTCATCATTCTTCATATTTTTAAAACAATCTCTAACAACATATTCATAGTTTTTATACTCTTCAATTTTATATGGGAAAATGTGTTCTTTTTGGATAAGAACACATTTTAACTTATTTTCCTTCAAGATTTCTTGTATTTCCCTAGATGTGTAAGTTGATGCTTTTGGACAGTTCAATTGAGCTTCTGCGAAATATTGAATCGTTTCATTTGATTTAGAAAAATCCCAATTATTTGTAATATGCATAAAATCAAATAATTTAAAACTATATTTGGAATAAACCATAAACCTAAATTCTGCGTCTTTTTTTAAAAAAGGTACCACTTCATTTATAATTTTTTCAGGATATTCTGTATGATGAATAACACCAAAAGAATATACTAAATCAAACTTATCCTCTCCTTCCAACAAAGAGGATAAGTTTTCGGCATTACCTAAATAAAATTTTGCATTTAGCCCATAAATCTCAAATCTTTTCTTGCATAGCTCCAAAGAACTTTCAGATAACTCCACACATACTAATTCAGCACCGTTTCTTGCAAAATTAATACTGTCTGTTCCTATACCACACCCGATTTCTAAAACTCTCTTACCTTTCCAATTAGCAAAATTAGCAAAATCTTTAATGTGAGGTTCGACAAAATATTTTCTTTTTTCTACTTCATCAAAATACTCTCTACTTCCCACTTCTTTATTAGAATGCCTAATGTTACACGGACGCTCATCCCAAAAGTTTTTAATCTTTTCAGACAATTTCATATTTAAACAAATCTCCATATAGCTTTTGAACCTTCTCAATTACATTTCTACCTTCTTTAATCGTAACGGGGAAACCTTCTTTCGCCAATCCTACAGCAAACTTTAGTTGTTGTGATTCTACAATTAAATTCGAATTCTTTTTGTACGTAACATCAGAAATTAAAATTTCTTTCGATTTGTCTGTATTGTTCTTTACAAAATTTCTTACTTGATATTCCAAATGTGAAAAATTTGAATCATCAGATGCCTTGCTAATATCATGATATATGCCATTTTCTTTACAACACAACCCTAAAGCCCTGTTGTCTCTTGGGAAACAAGGGCCTCCAAAACCAAAACCATATCCCAGATATTTGTGGCCAACTCGTTGGTCTTGACCAATAGCTCTTAAAATCCTATCAGGATTGGAATTCATTTCTGTAGCCAAATCACCAATCATATTTGCAAATGCAATTTTTGTCGTCAAGAAACAATTTAAAGAAATTTTTGTTATTTCTGCTTCAGTTAAGGACATGGTGTGAGTAGGTGCATTATTTTTCACCATTTTATTGTAAATTTCTTCAACCAAGCCAGTTTCATTCTCTTTTTGTTTCCCAATTAAAACAAAATCAGGGTCAGTTTGCCCCTTAAGTATCTCTCCTTGGGCAATAAACTCTGGATTGTAAACTGTATAATAATTTATTTTTCTTAAACGTTCTTCAATAGTTTCACAATAACCCGGCATTGTAGTGCAACAAACAATAAAATGACCTGGGTTTTTCCTGGGAGGTAATTTTTCCAAACCTGACACAATTGACTCTACCTGAGTATGGTCATAACCTCCATTTTTCAGAGAAGGTGTACTAACAACCACAAATAGAGTATCTGAAAAAGATACAGATTCTTCTAAAGAAGTTGTTGCAAAGAAATTTGTCGAGTTTTGCAACAAAGAATCAACGCCCGGTTCACAGGACTTTAAAGTTTTATCATTAACTTTTGCAACATAATCATCATTAATATCAACTCCACAAACATCAAATCCAGAGTTTTCTAAATTTAGAGCCAAACATAAACCTAATTTTCCAATTCCGACAACACTTATTTTTTCCACATCATCACCTATTATAAAATTGCTATTATATATCTAAAGAATTATTATTCACAATCACACTAAAAACCAATTATCAGGATAGAAGCCCTCTCGATACGTAAACCCTTTTGTATCAAGATGGTAATTTTTAGGAGCCACAATAATTTTATCTGGGGATTGGGTTTCTCCAATATAAGCAGCCCACCAACCAAACGAACTAATATGACTTAGAATATGATGGTCACACAACATTATCATACAAAAGTCAATCATTGTATTATTTTTTGGTGCAAAAATGTATTCAGAGCCTAACAAATTCTTCTTGCACCATGTAATGTCACTCTTGTTTGGATTATTTTTTTCTCTTGAGCCGCCTGTAAAAACCAAATATTTTACTCTTTTACCAGAAAACTCTTTTTTACCTTTTTGAAGATATTTATAGAATACACTATTTTTGGTTAACTTTGTTTTACCATAATAAAAACTTGATAAATTTGAATTATCCAAAACATCACCTCTTCTTAAATGCAAAGAAACAATCTCGTAACCTTCATTTTCTTGTCTTACTTTGTCAAGAATCTCCCGAGCTTTATCCAAGTATTCTTTTTTGGGAGTTAATTCACTTTTGATTATATCTTCAAACCCCTTAAAGTACAAAATACTTTGAAAGAAACCTTCAATATTGGAAAAAGGGTTTAACGACCAAAAGCCATCATCATATTTCATATGATGTGGCTCTTTATAACGATGATTAATCATCATTGATTCTCGCCATGTTAGTGGCTTTATTTGAGTGTTAAAAGCTTCTTTCAGTAAACATTTTTGCCCATGCCATTCTTGATGGCTCAAGTAAGGAATCCTAACATCACAATCATGTTTTAGCGATAAAGCTCTTAAAGCAGCATACTGGAAGAGTTGATTCCCTAATCTTCCAAGCTCTCCTAACCTATGAAATGAAAAAAACGGTCGCACTTCCATGATTCCTCCTCAGCTAATAAACTTCATGTTTCTCAGAGTAAATTGTTCTTGTTTCGCCATCAGCGTCTTGCATTTCTGTCCAACCTTGATTTCTGTCGAAATGAATAACTTCCCAACCAGCTAACTCATATTTGCTAATTCTTTGTCTGATTCTTCTTACTGCATCTCTATTAGATGGTGAAGTTCCCCACACATCAATCTTCCAATCTCCATTTGTTTGCCAATCAGTGAATAAAACCCAAACAAAAACTGGTTTCTCTACTGTACTAACTGGTACAATAAAAGGTTCTGGTTTTCTCTTCTTTTTCGCCATTAAAGTTCTTGCTCCGTATTTCTTAAAACTGTTATAGGTTGATACATTGTTGACTTAGCATTATTAACCATATTGTCGAACGAATTTGAAGAAAATCCATATTGTTTTACTTTCTCCCAACCATCAATCAATAAAGGAAATCTAACTGCACCATAAACACGATGAACATTCCAAAATAACATATCCTTCCCAATTGGAACAGATAAAAATAAGAGGCCATCCTTTTTAAGATATGTTTTTAATTCTTTCATTGATTTTAAATCACCATTGGGGTTTATAGGGTCTCCACATCTTCCAAGTCCATCATGCTCAACAGAACTAATTGAAAAACATACATCATATTCATCTTCCTTTAGTTCCCACGGTTTAGTGTATTTTACTTTATCATTGAAGCTTTCTCTATTAGAATATTCAGAGACAATCACTTCTTTTGCTCCAAAATACAAAGCGATAGCTTCATACCAAGGATAAGTCGAACCAACAATCAAGACTTTTTTATCTTTAATTGGATAGTCAAACAAAGATTGATACATCCAAGTGTCTGTCTTTCCATAATAATTTGTTTCTCTTCGTTCAACTCTTTCCAGACTTTTTTGAAAGTTTTCCTCTGTAAAGTTTTGATTAATAATGTATTGAATAGACGACGAAGAATCATCTCTTATTTCAATCTCTACAGGAATCTCTCCATTACGTGTAAATTCCTGTAACATTTCTACAGGAAAATCTAAACCACTCATTACTTAACAACCTCATTCTTTTCAAATAATTTAAATTCTTTTAAATCTCTATAAGGAGGGTCTTCAATCAAATCATCCATATCTTCAGGGTAATTCTGAAGGAGCATTAAACCTCTTGCTGCATCAATAGGACTCATGTACATATTATATCCCATAAGTTCAATATCATCGTCGTGATATTTTACCTCAGACCGACCTTCATATCTCATTTTCTTAAACCATTCATAAGCCTCTTTATCATCACAAAGAATCATTCCACCTTTTCCAATTGAAAGATGTTTCTTAATGTGAAAAGACAAACACATAAATGATTTTTCAATATACATATTTGATGTTAATCTTTTTGCTGCATCATACACTGGAAGGGGGTCTAATTGATACACACCTTTCCATTCATAATCTTTAAAATTAACTCTATAACCGGCTCTCATGATTGATTGAGGAACAGATAGATAAGTTCGCTGAGGGATGGTTACTTCTAAATGTGCAGTTTGTTTCTTTTGCCATTTACAACAAAGAAATAAAGCATTTGTGCAAGAATCAAGAGCAACAGCATATTTTGCTCCGGTATAATCACACATTGCATCTTCGAACATCTTTACAATATTAAACGGATTATTTTTCTTTTTCATTTCTTTCTTCCAAATGATTCTTTAATTCAACTGCTCTCATGTTAGCATCATAATTATACACACCAGTTAATTTAGGATACTTCTCTTTTGATTCTTTTTTATCAAAATACTTATGAACTTCATCAAGAGAACTAAACTTGAGAATATGTGTTGAGGGCATAGCATCAGGTGGCAGAAGAGTAGTCCTTGATTCATATCCCCAGGGAATAATACCAAACAAATAATGCTTAACTAGATAAAAACAACTTCCATCCCAATTTTCATATCTTTCAAGTATCCTTGTTACCATCATCTTTCTCCAAAACATAATATTTTGTTTTAAAACCACATTTCTCAAACAGTTTCAAACTTGCTTCATTCGTGATTTTTACTTTTGCCGAGAATTTTTCTTCCATCTCCAAAAGAGATTTTACCATAAATTCACCAACACCTTTTCCTTTGTGGTCAGGATGAACAGCCAACCTTACATCACCATCAATAATTCCAATAAAGCCGACCGGGAAATCTAAAAAACCTTTTTCGTTACTCCATCTCCTCCTAATAAAGCAAATCCAGTAATCATCAATATGTTTTTTAAGATATTTTTTTTGCTCTCTGTCCGTTGGAATCTCTTGGTTAACAAAATTTTCAATATTTTCCTTACAATACCTCAAATTCTTGATAAAAGACCAATCATTAAATGTACAAGATTTTAACACATACTTACCAGACATCTATCTGCTCTCCATATCTGTTTTTTTCTCCAAACCAATATGCTCTCAAATAATCTCTTGTATGTTTCCAGCCTTCCATTTTACTACCCAAATAAGGATTCAATGCAGAACCAATATCAAGATAGGTGTTGCTTGGAAACTCCTTAAAACACTCATAGATAACAAAATTTGACAATGAAGCAGCAGAACACAAAATCAAGTGGTTCTCTATTTTATTGTCTCTTATATAATCTTTAATCTCTTCTGTTATATCAAAGTTGTTGACCATGCAGTTTGAACCGATGTTAAATCTCTTTTTAACATTAAATGGTAAACCAGATAAATCAGCCCTTTCATTAACCACATACAATATATCATATTTAGGAAAAATCTTGGCTACAATTTCTTCAATAAATTTCTTATAATTTGCGTTAATAAAAAGATTGGCAAAAGTTAAGTTACCTTCATATTGCTCATTTGATAACTTAACCTGCAAATCAAAGTCTTCTTCACCAACATCCACTTTACCTGAGAGTCCTTTAAAATATCCCTTTTGGACATACTGTAAGCACTCTTTTAATTTATTGTGAACATGGGGGTGGTGTTCAGGGTCAAAATGTTTTTGTTCTTCCGGTGTATAAACATTTGCACCGGCTCGTTGACCTGTAACAAAAAAATTAGAACCCAAAACAACCCTTTCGTTCTTCAAAATAAAAAGCTCTCCGTCTGAGAACCTTGAAAAGGCGAAGGGTTGTTTTGTTTCTAACTTATGCTTGAATTTATTAAATTCTTCTTTAAAATCTTTGGACATTTTCTTGCTTTATGCGGTCCAGGTTTTGTTATAATCTTCCACAATATCACCATTTACAACTTTAATACGACGAACTGTAAATGTACTTTTAACCTTAGGTTTTTGAGCTTGTCCTGGGGGAGTGATGTCCACTTTATGAATTGTCTTTGTTTCAGACCTTGGACAAAATGAACATCCATCGCGAGGACCACAATCACAAGTTCTTGTTGTTTGATTTTTTCGATTCAATCGCTCTTTAAGTTTATCAACAGTTTGAGAAAGGGTTTTTAATTGATTTAAAACTTCTTCTTTTTTCTTGTTAAATTCTTTGGTTTTTGGTCTTTGGGTTCGTTCATAATTTGGCACAACCTTCTCACAGTTCAAATAACATGGTCCTGCACCAACAGGACAATGGCCACATTTTTCAGAAGCAAGTTTAATGTGACCAGGGTCTACTTGTGATGCATCAAACCTTACCTTTTCACAATCCAAATCACATGGTTGACCTTCATTTGGACAAAGTGAGCATTTGCTGTGACCAACTTTCATGCTTCCATCTTTAATAGCTTTAGAGATTTTATCCATTTCTCTTTGCAAAGGTGTTGGCCTTGACAACCACCATGAAACACCGACCACCATTAAAACTGCTGTGGCGCACATTACTAAAGCGGCAACATCAGCTTGATGAGTTGACATCCAATGTACAATTTGACTTAAAGTTTCTTTCATTTTTGTTTCCTCTTTTAAATGATTTTCTTTAAAATTTCGTAAACTTTCTCAGCCGTATCTCCATCCCCATAAGGGCTAGACATATACTGATAATTTTCAAAGGTTCCTATTGATTTCTCAAATTCTGTTTTTAATTCTTGTGGGTCTTCAATAAAAGTTGTAAATTCATCAATCCTTTCAGATTCATTTTGTTTTCGACATAAAAATACTTTTTTTCCTAAAAACGTTGACTCTTCTTGAACACCTCCACTATCTGTTATAACACACATACAATTAGCAAGTTCTTCAATAAACCCTTCATGATTCAAAGGTTCACATACATTTACCTCCTTAAAGACGTCCTTGTGCTTTTGAACATTAGGATTCGGATGCATAGGTAATAAAAACTCATATTCAGGGAAAGAAACTGCCAAACCCTCAATAACCTCGAACAACTGCCTCATTATACCATGATTCTCCCTGCGATGCAAGGTCACTAGCACTTTTTTTCGGTAACAAGAAGTTTTGGCGTCTCTTATGTTGTTCAAGCAAGTGTTTCCGACAATATGTTTTTTCCCATCAATTTTTTCAAATTGGAGCTTTGTCACTTCAAACTTTGTTGGACAAAAATGATAATCTGCCATGACCGATATTGAACGACGATAAAATTCTTCTGGGAAGGGTGACTTATTATTGTTCGTCCTCATTCCGGCTTCCAAATGCAAAATTGGAATTTGCTTGTGAAATGTTGCCAATGCTATCGAAAAAGCCGATGCAGTGTCACCTTGAACCAAAACATGTGTGACATCTTCCCAAATATCCTTTTGAAAATCAAATTCAGAAACAATCGAACATGTTAAATCATTTAATCGATTGGTATGCGACTCATTCCATTCATCTAAATTACCAATTGGCAATGTTATAAAATCATATTCAATCTCATCAACAATATCTTTATGTTGACCAGTAAACAAAAGCTTATAAGGAATGTCCCTTTTTTGTTCTAAAATGTTCACAACAGATTTAATTTTCAACCACTCGGGTCGCGTCCCAAAAGATATTAATAACATTTATTAAACCATTTCGCTTTTATAAACCGACATCATTTTCCTAACTTCATGTGCGGATAATTCTTTTACTTGTCTCAAAATTTCCTTTCTTTTTTCAGGTCCATGTTTTTTTACAGCAAGTTTTATTAATAAACGACGGCTATCTTCAGGCATATCTGAAAGGGCATTATTTCTACGCAAAAATTTCATCATTTTGTTACCTGTCATCACAACATCCTGTGTTGTGCTTCCTTCAAAATAATAATCTCCTGGTTCAGTTGTCATTGGGTGTGTCTCATAATAACCCATATCTTTATATCCAGGATTTCGCCTCCAAGAACTATAATCATCATAATCACCAACTTCAATATCGTGAAATATAATTAACATCCCATATTCTTTTACCATATCTTCCGTAACATCGTTCATATATATACCAAGTTTTTTGCCAATATGAAATCTCATAGCACCAACACACTTATCTAGCTCTTTCTTGTCTGCCGCAAAAATTAACTCGTATTTTCCACAACCTCCAAGTTCTTCATCTTCAAAATCTATTGAGCACCCATAGGCGTCTTTTACCCAATCACCTATATCACCTATAACTCCAATATCTTCAATTGATTTTTTATAATCAGTTATTGTTCCATGATAAAGATGTCTCTCATTACCCTCCTCAGATAAAATAAATTTATTCCATTCCGATATAAAACTTTTTTTTGAATTCATTTAGGTTTATCCTCTTTTCGTCCCAAAAGATATTAATAGCATTTACCAAAAATCTCCTCTAACCATTTATCAACTTCATCATCAATTTCATCCCATTCAACACCTATTGGCTCCAATTCTACAGGTTTATTAATAAATCTCTTTGGAATCTCGAATGTCTCTTACATATGTTTCAACCAATCACTTAAGTTATCAAACATTGTTAACTGTTTTCCAGATAGGATAAGGGTGATTTTGAGCTTTTTTAAATTTATTTTTAAATTCTTGGGGCCAATCATTGTTTATATAAGAATCTTTATCATTTCTTCCCGGTAAATAAATTGTATATCCATATTCTTTACATAATTTGTAAACTTTATACACAAAATATTCATCAAGGTGTCTAGAAATCTTAACATCGATATTTGAATTTGGAGTTACTGTAATTCCAATCCTATTTTGCAACAATTTACAAAACAATTCTACGGTTACTTTATCACACAAATTACAAAAATCCTCCATTGAATCCTTTTTATCATAACAAATTTGCTTTTTTAATAATATATTTCCATTGTCGATTTTTTCATTAAGTTCAAAAATCGACACTCCCCATTCACCTTCTGAAAATAGTTTTCCCCAAACTAAAGACGCTCCTCCTTTCACATCTGGCAACAAAGCGCCATGATTACCAATGACATAAAATTCACTTATAATAAACTTAGGAACTATCCTTGAATCACCTGCACACAAAATCACATCAATTTGTTCTGATTTACAAAAAGAATATAAATCTTTCCAGCAATCATTATCAATATATTTAATTTCATTTATTAAACAAAAATCTTTTAAATCAACAGAGTTTGTTTTTTTATTTTTTCTAAAAAGAGGTAAAGCAAAAAGACACACAACTTCTTTTTTAATATTTTCCAAAAGAAGTTGTGTGAGTTTGGTTTCCCCCGTAACAACTATTTTCCGCATATTGCTTCACACCATCTTTTTGCCATCTCTTTATAACCATCATTTGAAAAATGAACACCATCAACATAAAACTTACCCACAGTTGTCATATCTACTACGTAACAACCATGTTCTTCTGCAACATTCTCAATAACTTTATTATATTCGGAAATATAATTTTTATTATTAAAATAATGTGGAGAAAAACCAAGTTCCGGTAGCAACGCCATAAAGATATTTTTCTTGAAAATTTTTCCAATTTTAACAAGATACTCTAAATTTTTCTTATAAATATTAGTTGGTATAGGTAATTTAGTGTCATTTGTACCAACCATAATCGTTAGTATTTTAGAATCATTGTGCCTCCCAATGTCATTCCAAGCACGGCGACACAAATCTGAACTTGTGTCGCCATTAATGCCATAATTATGACAAACATAAAATTCACCAGTTTGTTCTTCTAATTTCCTAGATAACTCTACCGGAAATGACAAGCCAAATTCATCCCTGGCTCCATATGTTAAAGAATCTCCAAGACAAACTACTTCATTCCAAATCATTTATTTTCTCCTACCAAATTCCAATTATTTTTTTTACAAAATTTAACAACAAAATCCCTCTCTGAAAAAAATTGTTCATAAGATTTTATTGTGTTGTTTGATGTCGCAACTTTATCAACTCCTAACTCATTACCTTTAACACTACCCCACCATCTCTTGTCATTCATAAAATGCGGAGGGACATAAGTCTTAACATTACCATATTTTTGAGCAGTATATGATAAAAACATGTCTTCTCCATTGTCCCAAGTAGGAGGTTTTTCTTTCCATAAATGAAGCAAATGGTCCCTTCTTAAAAACCACCCATGCCCAACATAATCAACTTCTTGAACTTTTTCATTAGAATTGGGCCATCCAACCCTATCATCTATTTTTGATGTTGACAAACGATTATCCAAATAATATCCAACTGCTCCCATAATTCCATTGTGAGTTTTCATTGTTTTCAGACAATTTTCAAACCAATGAGTTCCAGGGATTGTATCATCATCAAACAACGCAACATATTTTGTATCTGTTAACAAAGCTGCCGCAAAACGACCATAAAATTTCCAATTATGATTATTGTCAAAAACTTTTATAGGAATTGAACATTGAACATCAGAATGAATTTTATAATTTTTGCACCAATTAACAATTTTATCTCGTTCTGTTTTTAAACCATCAGGCATTTTTGAATAATCTGGTTCGTTACACCAAACCCAAATTTCTTTTGGTTTTACAGTCTGATTTAAAACAGAACAAATTTGTTCTTTTAGGTTTTGAGGTCTAGCATAAAGATTCAAAATAACTGTAATGTCTTCATTGCTTTGAACAATTGTATTAACTTTAACATTTTGAACATTAAAGACTTCTTTCAATTTAGCAACAATTTCCTGTGGTTTTTGTTCCATATAATCAATTAAATCTTCTCCTTTGTACTCAGAGAACCATTTTTCATGAATAGCTCCAACATTAGATGACGTTCTTACTTTGACACCTAGCATCCTTGCTTCCACAATGACTCTAGATAAAGTCTCTAATGTCTGAGGGAGAAAGAGAAATTCTTTGCAGTTGGAAAGTTGTTCGATAAAAGATTCATAATCACCTTTTATTAGTCGGAATGGCTTTCCATTTCTGGTACATGTTTCAACAGCCTTTAGCGTTCCTTTATGAGTAATGTTGGAATCCATGATGGCAACAACATCATCACATTGAACATTCTTAGCGTAGTGTCTGAGGAGGTTGATATGCTCTTTAGACCATAAATTTCCAGCACAATTATAAGTTTTAACTTGTGGAAGATTTTTGTTTAGAACTTTTTTGTGCAACTCAGATTGACAAAACACACTTTTAGCATTATTGTATAATTCTTCGTTAATAATTGCATAGTGTGGGGCTTGATAATCTTTAAAAGCCGATGGATTTCTGTTTTTTAGATATTTGTGGTCATGCTCATAAATAATGTATTCTCTGTTCTTTTTAACATAAAAAATCACTTCCTGTTTAACATTAATAAAATTAGAGATAATAATTTTATGTTCAGGAAGTGATTTTAAAAAGTCAAGTGATGCTTCATGTGAACTCATTTTAATAACTTCATGTTTTTGTTCTAGAAGTTCTTCAATCAAAACATGATTACACATTTCAGCACCACCTAAGACATTGGGATAAAAGAAATCAGAAATAAAAATAAATCTCATCTTTTACCCCTTTTTTAGTCTTGTTTGGTAAGTTTTTCCAGAATGAAAACAAGTTTACCAGATTTTTGCCATTCTTTAACTTGATGAACAACATATCCTTGTTGGGCTGCACCATTAAGAACATTGGTAACTTCCATTTCATTCCAAGACTTCATGTCAAAAGTCTTTACTGCATACTTTCTTTCGTGTTTCATTTCTCTCTCCAATAATATTATTTTGTTTTATTAATCGAATTCTACAATATCTTCAGTTTTTTCTTCTACCGAAATACCAAGAGATTCAACAAATTTACGATACATTTTTTGTTGTTCAAATTCTACATTCACCCACTCAGCAAGTTCTTCAGCTTTCTCAACATACTTTTCATATTCTTTATAAACTTTTCTGAGGGTCATTTTATAACTACCCGGTTTTGGAAAAGACCACTGTGAACCTCTTTCCAAAACCCCTTCCCACACATGATGGTCAGCAATTGGAGCAAGGTCATAATCAACCGCTGCAAATAATTGCTGAGGAGGAGCTTCACCCCTTTTATAAAGAAAATCCAAATGTCCAGACCAATCAACAGCCAAAACAGGAAGTTTGTTTGAAGCTGATTCAAAGGCAGGAAGACCAAAACCCTCAGCATGTGATAGACTTACAAAACACTTAATCTGAGGGTGAGTGTATAATTCCGATAACTCTTTATCGTTCATGTCCCCATGGAGAAAATAAACTTTGCACTT